TTAAACATCTTGCGGCATTCTTGCAAATCATGGCTTTCGTTCTGCGGGACAACTTTTGGCTTTTCTTCTTTTTCGCCTCGGCGCTGTTTAACGTCGTTTACATATTTGTTGTCATCCCATAAACCGAGATGAATATTCGCGCCAAAACCAAGCAAAGCGGCGCATTTTAGCATACCATCTGTGAGTGACTTTTTCGGCGCTTCCTCATCGGTTTGAATGCCCCATTTGTTCTTGGTAACAAACATCGTTTGCCCAAACTGACGAACATAGCATTCTTTATCGTCTTTGATATACCAAAGCTCGACTTGAACAATATGCACAATCTCATTGCATACTACTTTGTCGTTAACGATTATCGGCGCACCGTCAACATATTTTTCATCTGTAATATTAACACCCCATCCCTTGCCAATAGGTCCGAAAGCGTCAGTTAGCTGTTGCGCGATGTACGTTGCGTTAACGGATTTACCCTCGAACCCACCAGTTCTTTTGAACGGCTTAACTCGGTCAGGATCAGGGTCGCCGTACTTATTCCAAAACTCTAGATTGCTCAATTATTCCTCCACAAATGAACTACCGTCTTTCATCAGCAAGACATCGCCATTTTTATTTGCAAATCCTTGAACTAGCTCGCCAGACAAAACAGAACTAACCGCAGGTGTGCGTTTCATCAATTGGCAAGCAAACTCATACCCATCAACAAACTCAATATTAAATTTGTCAAAAAACCTTTCTTCGACAATGCTTTCATCGTCGTTACGATCATCGTCTGATATACCAAGCATATCAGCGATAAGTTCCTCAAAGTCAAAAAGGCACACAGACATTTATTCCTCCATTCAAACAAGCCATATCATAACTAACACAGCTTGACTTGTCAATAATCCTTTTGCTTATCAACCAGATAATCGCGCATAATGTGGCACTCATTCCACACTAGCGCGAATGATTTTTCGTCTAATTCACAATCGCGCAATTCCGCCATGATCTGACTTAGCCGCCATGTTAAATCTTCGACTTTCGGCAGCATGTTTTCAGCATGTTCGCTAACTTTCCCTTCATGGTCGATTGCTGTATCATGTTTTGTTCCCATTTTTCCGCGTCCTCTTTTCGCGCAAACTCTTTACGCTTGCCGTTAACTTCCGCAACCCAAAATACAACACTGTGAAAGTAATCATGTTCTGGTGTTATCAAAACTCACCTTCCGCCGACAAAATAGCGTTGTTCAACTCGCGCACCAATTTCTTTGCAGCTTCGATTTCAACATCAATGACCAATGGTAAGCTATGCTGTGAAATATCTATAACTCCATTTTCAAGCGTAACGCAGTATCTTATGCCATCATATGTAAATTTCCATTCACGCATTATTTCCCTCCTATAAGTGAGTTTATATGGTCTCTAATCTTAATAATATCATCCATTCCAAACACACACATAACTTCTTTTTCAAATGCATCCCATCTAAGAGAAATGCCCAACTCTTTATCTACTGACAACTCATCGTCAATATCCATGAAATCGCCATCAACGTCATAAATTTTCATTTATCCCTCCTTTGCTGCATTAACACCGGCAATCCAAACACGCTCTAGCATATCGTTAACGCTGTATTTTGCCAAATGGCCCGGATATTCCTCATCTTCCATATCGCGCATTGCGTCGTACATGGCGTTAATCATTTCTTGTGTTGGTTTTTCTGGAACGTTAACCGTTAGTGTGTCGCCAAGGATTTGGTCTAGTGTAACGCGGCGGTTTACGTTAATAACTTCGCAAACATCCATCCACATTTCAACTTTATAACCATCTAGGCCAACACATTCCCAGAATGAGAAATCTCTTTCAATATCCCAATCCCCTTCATTAAAATCTTTGTCAATGACCGAGAAAGCATCAATCACATCCTGACGCTTATCCTCTGGAACTTCCGCAGTCGGTATCCAGTCACCGGGTTGTAGTTTGAATGTCATTTCAATTCCTCCATTTCAGTTACCCAAAATCTAAACCCGTCAAATATCCGTGTCAATAGTTATTTTGACACATGCCTTTTCGCCATAATGCTTGCTATATCCGCCTGTGCATATCTGGCTGTCATCATGCCACACAATGCCGTTTAACGCATCGCCAACAAGTTTCATGATGTTATCAAAGTCTGGCTTGCTTGTGTGCCAGTATGTTTCTGCCTTGCACTTTTTTGACCACGATTTAGGGTGTTCAAATACAAATTCCCAATCAACACGCAACGGACATCTTAACGGTTCTCGCTTGAATTGTGACCGCGCCATTAACTGAATTGCATACTCGGCATCTTTTGTTTTTTTCGGCGTGTAGGTGTGTGTGCGTGTTACTCTCGGCCTACCCTTGCCGGTTGGGTTAATATCGAATGTGATAGTTGTTTTCATGAATTGATTTTACCACAAATTAAGTGTAAAATACACAAAAAGGAACGTGCAATGATTAATCTAGGCAACGTACGCAAAATCATCTGGCGAGAAGTGCAATCCGCGCTTGATCCGTTCATTACAGATTTTGCTTTTGAAAATATCGAATTTACTCCGCCGAACTCTACAGCGTGGGCGCGAACTCAAATTATCCCCGGATCATCCACACTAGAGGCAATCTCGCGTAATTGCGCACGGCAAGACGGAACGATTATTGTTGACCTGTTCTGCGCAGACAATACCAGCCCAACCACATGCCATAACATGGCAGACGCGCTACAAGATCACTTTATCGGCACGGATTACATCGAAGGAACAACGCTTTTGCGCGTGACAAATTCCCGCGTTAGCGCAGGGTTCCTTGATGGCGCATATTGGCGATTGCCGTTTGATATGGCTTTTACAGCATACGAACGATAAAAAAACATTTGACACGCCATTAAATAAGGTCCATATTCTTAGTCATAGAGGCAACCAAGTGAGGACTAAGACAATGACCACTCAAGAAAATCTAACAAAAGGTTATGATGTTCTTTATACTCAAGTAAAGAGACACATGACTAGTAATGAAATTTATGTTTTAGACATAGTTGCAACAAAAAAACGCGGAAAGAAAAAATACATATTTTCGTGCCAATGCGAACAGGCAACCGGTAAAATTTTAAATTATGTCAGGGTGTAAGAATGAAAAAGATTTACAGAGTTTGCGCGGTTGAATGTATTGAAAATCCGTTGCATCAGTTTTCTGAAAAATACGCGAACATAGAATACTTTTGTGGCAGGTCAAAATCTTGGCGCGTCGTGCAAAATTGGGACAAAAGGTATAAGCTGTTGTGTCAGTACATTAAAGAAACCACGCAAGAATATACTGAATTTTACATTCGATAAAACGCTTGCAATAACAAGCTAAATTGCATATTATTTCTTCGGGCGGTGCTGCCCTTCTGGCGTAGCTTCCAGAAGATGACCGTCAAAGTCGCGCAAGTTTTCCTGCACCGCCCAAGCGACTTTGGCAACAAGAACGGTTTGACGGGCCGTGATGTAAAACTTGCGTAGGCATATCATCTGATCAATGTATATAATGCTTGCGCCGAAACGAAAGTAGTGCGTATGAGTGCATTTAAATCTAAAACGGCGGAGGCTAATTGTGTCTGACGCTGGGTGGATTAAACTACATAGAAGATTGCTTGATTGGGAATGGTATTCTGATACTACGACTTTCCGACTATTCATGCATATTCTTCTAAAAGCAAATTTTAAGAAGTCACGGTTTCAAGGAATGGAAGTTCCTGCCGGTGGTTTTGTGACTAGCGCGAAGTCAATTTCAGCCGCTACAGGTCTAACAAATTCACAAATTCGAACGTCACTTTCGAAGCTAGAACGCACAAACGAAATCGCAATCAAAACTACAAACAAATTTTCAATAATATCAATAGTTAAATGGTCTGGATATCAAACAGATGACAATCAAATAGCAAACAAATCGCAATCAAATAGCAAACAAATCGCAACAGAAGAAGAAGGAAAGAAAGAAAGAAAGGAAGAAACTAATGGACAATTTGATTTAGGTGATGAAGGTGGGTTTGATGATTGGTATCAGCATTATCCGAAAAAAGAAGCTCGACAAAAAGCGATTGCAGCTTACAACAAGGCGGTTAAACTTGTGGGCCATCAAACGCTAGTAGATGGGGCAAAGCGGTATGCTGATTTTGTGCGTGGCAGGGAAAAGAAGTTTATCAAGCAACCGGCAACATGGCTTAACGGTGGATGCTGGGCTGATGAACTTGACGATGGCCCGAGGTTTAAAAGCCATTTGCCGTTTAAAGTTCCTGAATTTGAAGATGTTTTTGGCGATAGAATGAAAAAAGATGGAGAATAGTTTGAATGTCTTGGATCTTTTCGCGGGCAATTAATGATACCAATATGCAGTGACGTGTGATATTGATTCATCATAGGTCATTGCGGATTGAGAAAATGGACAAAAAATACCGATATGGAGAATTGAGAATCTGCATTATATGCGGGATGGAATTCAGACCAAGAGACAAGGGAACAAACCAGAAATGCTGTTCAAATACTTGTCGTGGGGCGCTTCAAACTAAAAAATCTATTCGCAAATGCGCCATCTGTAAAAATGAATTTCTCCCAAAGCGACCGACGTATAAGACGTGCTCGAGAAAATGCGGAACAGATTTTAGATTGTCTCGGATAAAACACGATCCAATGGTGGCAGTAAGAAAGCGTTTGGCTGTTTTTTGTTGTTCTTCCATTGCAAGATGCTTGAGGAACAAGACAGACAAGACTTCAAATCTTCTTGGATACACAGTCAAAGAACTGCGCGATCATCTTGAAAATCATTTTCAGGAAGGTATGACTTGGGATAATTACGGCAAGGGAAGGCATCAATGGAGCATAGATCACTCGAGACCGATATCATCATTTCCGAAAACAGCAACAATTGCAGAAATAAACGCATTAGAAAACCTAAGACCGATGTGGCACATAGAGAACTGTGCCAAGAAAAACAAGTGGGAGGGCCGTTAAATTGCAGCAACTCAGAACTATGCATTTATTTGCGGGCGCTGGAGGAGGGATACTTGCCGACTTGCTCATTGGACACAAACCAGTATGCGCGGTCGAAATCGATCCATATTGCCAGCAAGTACTATCGCAAAGGCAAAAAGACTGTATCCTTCCATGGTTTCCAATTTTTGAAGATGTCACAAAATTTGACGGAAAACCGTGGCGAGGAATTGTTGACTGCGTATCTGGAGGGTTTCCGTGCCAAGACATTAGCAGCGCGGGAAAGGGTGATGGGATTGAAGGTAGAAAGTCAGGATTGTGGTCTGAAATGTTCAGAATTGTTGGCGAAGTACGACCAAAATTCGTGTTCGTGGAAAACTCAGATAGGCTTGTTTCCAGAGGACTTGGCAGAGTTCTCGGAGACTTGGCCTCTATCGGGTACAATGCGGAATGGATGCGCTTACGGGCGGGAGAATGTGGGGCGAACCATGTTAGGCCGCGCTTATGGGTTCTTGCCTACGCCAACGGCACACAATGCGAAGGAGGGTGCATACCCCGCCGAGTACACACGGAAAACGCCAACTTTAGCTACTCATGCTGGGGGAAAGATAAACCCGGAGTGGACCGAATGGCTGATGCATTGGCCCACAGGGTGGACAGACTTAAAGCCATTGGGAATGGACAAGTTCCAATCGTGGCGGCAACTGCATTTCAAGAGTTGATGCGAAGGATTACAAAATGAAAATTGAAACGAAATATGATGTTATCGAGTTTGTAACAAAAACATACATTGCGCCAAAGTTTGACAGCGATGATCAATACAAAAACGCTTTATTGATGTTTGAGGATGCGCTCAAAGATTGCGAATTGAAGCATTTGAAAAAATGTGTTGCAATGATGAAACGCGAACATAATTCATGGTGGTGGCCAACTCCTGCGGCATTGCGTGGTTGGTCTGGTGTTGAATGGTTGCCGCATGAGCGTGCGCAGGGTTATAGGGATAATTGATATGAAATGGAGCAATCCTGATGATGCACCATACTATAAAGTTTTGCGGGCTAAAGATGATCTGGGCGGAGTATATTACGCGGAACGAAAAGCGCGATCATGCACTGGAATGTGCGTTCCGAGACGTCAAAAAATTCATACTAAGCATTTTCATGATGAATGGGTTATTGTCACATTGGACGGGGAGGAATTGCACGTGATTGAAGGATATACAACAATTCACCCTACTGGATGGAAATATGTCGGTGATGTTGATGAATGACGCACTAGAAGAACGTGCCGGAATACTGGAATTTGACGCTGGACTAACACGATTTCAGGCGGAAACAATCGCGGCACGACAGCACGGAATGATCAGAAAAGAGGCGTTCAATGAAAACGGCGCAAGAGATTTGCAGGGAACTTGGAATAAACGTTAGGTATTATCACGGTACGCAGCGTTGCCCATGCCCACAATGCTCACCAAATCGCAAAAAGAAAAACGATCCTTGCTTGTCTGTGACATTCGACAGCGAAGGGGTTTTGTATTATTGCCATCACTGCGAATATTCTGGAGGTAAATATTTTGACGCAACAAACGGACCTGATCGAATGGTTGATCGACAGCCGAGGTTTAGACGCTGCCTTGATCAAGGATATGCAAATCAAGGTTCAGAAACACGACAAACTAGGGGACGTGATAGCATTCCCGTATATTCGAGCCGGAAAAAAGTACGCGGGGAAGTTTCGCAACGCCGCAAAGCAATTTCTTAGCACACAAGGCGTAACTCGCGGGTTTTACAACGAGGATGTGTTAGATCAATTTACCGATCAGCCGATTGTTATCACTGAGGGCGAGATAGACGCTCTTTCGGATATTCAGGCAGGCTTTTTACGCACGATATCTGTTCCTGATGGATGGACAGAGCAAGGAAATAAAACAGACATTTTCGTACAGGAAGAAAAGCGGCTTCGTAATTCTCCATACATTATCGTGGCGGGTGACAACGACAAGGCCGGGGAAAGTATGCCTCGTGCGGTCGCTAACGTTCTGTCAGGGCACGATGTGCGCTATGTCGTGTGGCCTGATGGGTGCAAGGACGCTAATGACGTTCTGCGCGAATATGGCGATGAAAAAGTAGCTGAATGCCTTAACTCTGCAAAACGTATTGATCCACCGGGCGGTTTAATTACGGGATTTTCAGACTTGCCACCAATGTCCGCAAGGCGTATTTTGCGCACTGGCTTGGATTTTTTGGACGGTCGCGTTGCGCTTGAATTGGGGACTATTTCAGTTTGGACTGGTACGCCGGGTTCTGGTAAAACCACAATCGCAACATATATTGGCGACAAGGTTGCGGTGCATGAAAACGTGCGCGTGGGCTTTCTTTCGTTCGAGACGCATAGTCACGCAACAAGGGATCATTTGTCGCTTATTCGCACTGGTACGCCATACGAGGAATTGAGCGTGGATAGAAAGGCAGAGCTAGAGTTTGAACTTGATAAAAGCTGGCGTCTTGTGCATCGCGCTGATGACGGTGATCACCGGCACCATTTAGGATGGTTCGAAAGCATGGTTGATACTCTTGCCATGCGTGATGGGTGTAAATGGATTATCTTGGATCCGTGGAACGAGATAGAGCATTTGCCAGAGCCGGGCGAAAGCCTAACGAACTACATCAACTTTGCTCTACAGCGTATCAGGACAATTGCAAAGCGTCTTGAAATTCACATTACGGTAGTCGCTCACCCTAAAAAGATGAACCAAGACTGGGGAGACCGTGCGCCGGGTGGATATGATATTGCGGATAGCGCGGCATTTTATAACAAGCCTGCACTTGGTGTTACTATTCATAACCATGTCGGGAAAGATGGTGTAAAAACGTTAAGACTGCACACATGGAAAGTGCGTGATGTTCGGTCATACGGTTTCGAAAAAGGCAGCACAGAGCTTATGTATAACGTTGACACAATGACATATTACGGGGTTGATAATTTCCATTAAAAAAACATTTGACACACCATTAAATAGCGTTCATATTCTTAGTCATAGAGGCAACCAAGCGAGGACTAAGAAAATGACTGTTTATTTTTTGACTGGTCTGGCTAGCAAAAAGAAAAACCTTAAAGAGCTTTTTTTAGAAACAAATGATGCCTGCACTGCTGATACGGTAGAGGATGTTTGGTCTGGGATGGGTTATAAAGTTTTGCGACGTGAGGTAAAAAATGGTTGATCTTACTTACACCACAGACGGAATTTTCTACACCATCATGCCGGAAACAGAAGATGGCGAAAATGCGTGGCGTAAAATGGCGGAAATGAATGGTGGAAATGCAAAGTTTTTTGCCCATGAATTCCCAAGCGTTAAGGCGCAACTAAAGCAGGCGGGTTACAAAATTCGCAAAGACACAAAAAAGAAAATGTCGATTGACGAAATTATGGCGGAACTTGATGAAATCATCTGATCCATTCGCGCAACACGAACTAATATTTCAGTCAAGGCGGGGTGTAAAATCCCCGCACACTGGAAAACCAAAACCGGCAAGCTGGATACGTATTCAATACGATAAACCATACATCGGTCGCGCATATTGGTTTGATGTGCGGGATCAGGATTGGGAATACGTGACGGAAAGCCAAAATGTCGAATACGAGGCAAGTTACATTGCGGCGATGCAGGATTTTTCTGTGATAACTACAGAACATGCGATTGCACAATTGCGTAACTTGATTGATCCGTGCGGAACGTGCATATCTGGCAAAACGCCATATCCAGAAAGTTACATTACTGATGGGTATGGCAAACGCACATATTTTTACGGTAAATGTCCTGAATGTGAGGTGAGATATGGGTATGAAACAAATGATTAGAGATAATATCTCGTTTTCTATGTTTCATCATAGGGTTCCGTATTCAAAATTATGTGCATCTGATCAAGAGATAATTGATAGAATAGTATCTTGTTGTTTTGATGCCTTGAGAAATCCATCAAAAAAACTAATAATGTCATCAAAGATGGTCCATGAAAATGACAAGTGGTACGAATACATGGATGATTTTGGTGAAGATGTGGATTATGATGTGCACAAAGACTTTTTAGTGTCTTTAATTGAGGTGATGGAGATAGAATGAAACAGATCAAACTAAGTGAATTCATCAAACACGTATCTGGATGCGAAGAATACACGGATACAGTAAACGGCAAAAACTACGCTGTGTTTTATCACACAGAACTAAGCGACGAGGTTGGGTTTATCGAATACGCAGACCACGGCCCTGTTTATTTTGTGCATGAGGAACTTTGTGGCTTGGCGTAAGGGAGACACGAAACTTTGCTATCGGTGCGGTGATTATAAGTCGCTGGATAATTTCAGCCCATCACCGCGTCGGGCAAGTCCTGTTATGGCGGATGGTTATTGCTGTACGTGCAAGCGTTGCCATGATGAATACATCGCTAATCGTCCGCATAAGTGGAAGGTTAATGGAATGTGGTTTAATAAATACGGGAAAGTTAACGATGCATAATTATGTTTCATGTGGCGATTGTTGTTATTTGGAGTGGTGTGAAGAGGACACGTCTGACGGGTGGATTACTAGTAATCGTGGTTTTTGCTGCACTGCTAGAAATTGTGTAGACAATCTAAAGCAGTTCCCGTTTAAAAACACAAAGTGTCATCAATTCAAAGCAAGGAAAGTTAACGATGAAATGTAAGGATATTCCAGACAAAAAAGTTTTGCAGCTTCTGAAAGATTTTATGGACGAAGATGGAAGATGGGCAAATTATTTTGAAGGGCATAAAAATAGCGTAATTCAAGCAATGCCAATTGGAACCCCTGAAAAGCTGGCTCATGCAAAAATGAAAATGATGATTAGGCGCGGAGTTGTAGATGGTTGCCGGTGTGGTTGCCGTGGTGACTTCGTGATCACTCAAAAAGGAATTGAGGAATTGCGAGATGAAATGGCATGAAAAAGCAGCGCGTAAACTTGCCCGTAAAAAGTGGGTGGAGTTTATGAAAAGCCACGGCGTAAACTATGAATATGATAGCCTTATGGCTGGATTTGCAGAGGATAGATTTTGGCGAAATGAGTTGCAAACAGTGCGTACTGTGTTACACTTGGCAAGCAATGAACTTGGAGGAAATACCACAATAGACCAGTTACTTAACGACGGTTTATAGCGTTCTAGCCATCGTCTGCATTAGCTTTTTTTATTATCAACAACATTATGAAAGGCGGTTGTGTAAGTATGCTTGCTGGTGCTTCGGAATGGTCCCCCCCTTACATTCAGTTTGACGGTGGTTAGAACGGTGTTAATCAATGGTTAGAGTAACATTTAATAACGGCGCACATATTAAAGGTTATCACCTTGTACCGATTACAGAGAAAGAATGCACGTTACTAGTACATTGCGGCAAGCCACGTCCGATTGATAGCGTTAAGGATGTCTTGCAATGCAACGAACATGAGGCGTTAAAAATCGCCAAATCACTAACGGCTAAGATGCTACATGCCGGTACTGATTGCGTGATTGCAGATTGGTCGATTGAATATGATGCAGGGTTGTCTAAGCATTACGCGAAAGAACGCAAGCAAATTATATTGACGCGATTTGACAGAATGCATAAGATGTGCCGTGAACATGCTGCGGTTATGGGGTTTGACGATCCGGCGAAATACCTTGATCAGTGGTTTGTCGATAACGCGGCGGATGAATTGAAACAATTGGAGGAATTGATTGATGGATAATTTTTTGATTTGTGTTTTTGCGGCAATAGGTTTTATTGTTGGTTTTGCCGTAGGAAGTGCTTATACGGATCACGTAAAGAATGTTGAGGCATTTGCTAACGGTGTAGCATATTACGACTGCGCACCAGAAACCGGAAAATGCGTGTTTAAGTATAAGGAGGTTGAATAATGGATATTGAAATTAAAGCTGATGGTTGGAAGGCGGTTTTGATCGTTTCATCGTTTGCCGCGTTTTCATTTTGATTGGCGTGTGGATCGGGGGTTGAAAAATGACAGGTATCGGACATAACGGAATTGCAGCAGATCAGCTTGCAAGCTATGTGGAGCGGATTGAGCGTCTTGAGGAAGAAAAAGCCAACCTCATGGCGGATATGAAGGAAGTATACGGCGAGGCAAAATCGTTGGGGTATGATGTGAAAATCCTGCGCCAGATTATCCGCCTGCGTAAACTTGAAGATCACGAACGCACCGAACAGGAAGAAGTCCTAGAAGTCTACAAGCACGCACTCGGGATGAGCTAATGCCAAATATCACAGAACATGAAATGAAGGACCATCGCGCAGATTTCCATTATGAAAATACGGATATGTGCGATGATATCTTTAACTGCGTTTTGCAGTATATTCGTACACATATGGAGCCTGATCATATCTTTGAAGAAAGAGATTTACTATCTTGGGCATCGGAGAATGATCCAGAAGATGTTTTTGACGCTCGTACATTGCAAGAATGGGCGGAAAACGAAGGGTATGTAAAAGATGAATAATCGTGAAAAACTCGTAGACCGCTCATGGCAGCTATATCAAGACGTGGGCGACGTAATGGCAACAACAACGGACAACGAAGCTGGTGTATTGCTGGATCGCCTGTTTGATGTGTGCGAAGAATTGGAAGTGTTTTTGATGGGGGATGACGAATGAATATGGTAGAGCGTATCGCGCGGGCAATTTGCGCGGCAAGGTATGAGAGACATGAATTTGGAAGGGTGGTTGACGAATTGTGGGTAGATCATCTCAGAGAGGCGAGAGCTGTTTTGGTAGCTTTGGAGCACCCAACTGATTGCATGATCCGATATGGGAAAAATGCGTCTAGCGCCGGGTCTCTATTCGAGTGCGAAGATATATTTGTTAGTATGATACAATCGGCACAGGATGAAAAATGAACTACCTAATCAAATTCGTATACAAAGCACGTAACAACGCGCAGAAATATCAGTTACAGGCAGATAGCGTTGAGGACGCGCTAACCAAGGGTCGAGAGAAGCTAGAGCAAGCCGTGCCTAATCCGAAAGATTACGAGCTTGAGTTTGTGCGTGTGTTGAATTGACTTTTGTGGTATAAGTAATCATGGAATTATTCGTAGGAATAGCTTTGTTTGTGATTGCTTCATTGATTGTTGTTCCGCTTTCGTGGTTGGTTAGTAAAATGGTTTTTGGAAGGTGAATTATGGAAACAGAACGCGGATTTAAGGATGTCGAAAAGTGCATTGAAGGCGCACGAGGCATAAAGCCAAACGGAGGTGATATTGATGGTTTGGGTGACGTTTAAACGTTGGAGGTTAGTATGATTTGGCTACTTGCTGTATATGGCGTTTCTTGGGCTTGGTTCTCGTATGTTTACACATGGCGGGCATCTATGCAGGGCGGGTTTAATGTTCCAGATATGATCTTTGCAATGGTGTTTGCATTGGGGTGGCCTATTATTGAGTTTATTCGCTGGAGGAATGGATGATGCCTAACTTTAGCGGAATTGTTGGCCTTATTTATATTCTCGGTGGTGTATGCGTTGTATCAGTTCCGCTAGGGCTGTGGAAGATGGTTGAGTTGCTTTCTAACATTAGTATTTCGTGGGGTTGATATGGTAAAGGAAGATGGTCCTTGGGTGGCGATTGTTGATAACTCAGGAATTACAATAGCTAGCGGAGATAATTATCAAAATGCTACTTTGACTTTGCATGGTGATTTTTACAAAACAGTTGACGCTGTGAAATACGCAGAAGAAATTGCTAAACGCTTAAACGCTTATCAGGTGCGTGAGGAGTTGTAATGCCAGCCGGTAGACCAACAAAAATGACACCAGAGACAATCAAAAAATTAGAGGACGCTTTTTTGCTTGGTCGAAACCTGAGTGAATCTTCACATTTTATGGTTGCGGAATATTTTCATTGCACTGGTGCGACCAAGGAAAGGTATGTTAACAAGTGGGAGACAAAGAGTTTTTACTGGATGCTTAAGAGTGATATGATCTTCGAGTATCAGGCGGTAAAGAAGCTGTTTCATTCTTTGAGGATTGACTGCAATACTAAGTTTGATTGCTGTGTTTGCGGTGGGAAAACTACAAGTTTCAGGACAGGAAAAAGAAGGCATTGCTTAGAATGTTCCGATGAATTTGATGCAATGTCAAAGTTAAAGCGTAAAGTGCAGACGCTAAAAAGAAAGAAAAGATTAAAGTATTCTTCTGACGGTACGGTGACAGCAAAGTTCCTTAGAGATTTAATTAAAAGACAGGGATTTAAATGCAAATACTGCGGTGAGGAGCTGAGGAACGATTGGAAGCACTTAGACCACATTTACCCGGTAAGTAAGGGCGGGAAACATACAAGCGTTAATGTTCAATATTTGTGCCCGCCATGCAATATGAAGAAGCGCGATAAGGTTTATGATGCCTAGAGGTAAAAAAGTAGATATTGAAGATTACATTGCGAACATAGAGGAGTACCTAAAGGTAGGTTGCTCAATACACGAAGCCTGCTTAAATGGTGAGGTTCCGTATAGAACTGTCATGGATTATTATGAAAACGATGAAGAAATTCGCAAAAAAATAGACAGGTTGAAAAAGCACTCAATTTATATTGCGCGCAAGTCTGTTTTTGACCACATGGCAAAAGACGGTAAACTTGCTCTGTCTTTCCTTGAGCGTAAGAAAAAAGACGAATTCAGCCTTAAATCTGAGATTGCACATTCTGGCGAGATCGAACAAAAGCACACACTAGACGTAACCAAACTAACAGACGATCAACTTAAGGCGTTGCGTGACGCTATGGTGAGCGATGATACACAGGGGTAAATGGTTTGCCGCTTATGCTGGGCGCGATTGGGCGCGTCTTTTGCGCTTTAACTTGCAGATTGTGTTTCTCCCAAGATACGAAGAGCACGAATACGGATGCATGTTGCCGTGTTCAGCATATATTGATTTCTCGATTGGATCGTGTGTTGGTGACGTGGTTAAGTTTCTCCCATATAGGCAAAAGAAACGTGTACGTGACATTTCCCGAAAGTGGACGGGTAGAGAATGGGAGAGTGTAGGCGATTTTATATTCCCATGGAGATTTGATTTCGGATTTCAATAACAACAATCCATCCGTTGAAACTCAGACGTCATTTAACCGTGGCGTCTTTTTTTGTCTTGTTTGTGTGCTTTTATGTTTGACACGAACAATCAACCATGTCATATTACCTTTCATGGAGAGACAAAAACCCAACGGAGGAATAAGACAATGACATTCAAACTACAGCCCGGAGACTACATCCGTCTTGCATCGGTTCCGGACGATAAGAAGCAGGCGGTTGTTGATGCGTTTGTTAATGCTGGCGCGGTAAACAATCTTGGTTACGGACATCTGACATTTGATCGTAAATGTTTGGTTGCTATCTTTTATGATGGTCGCAAGGGTGGTTCTTTGAACGGTTCTTATGTTTGTGACCATGAAGAATTCAAGCGCGAAGTCACCCTAGACCAAATCATTAGCGAACAAAACCCAACATGTGGTGACGTTTGTTGATGCAAGTTTACAAAAACACCAACTGGACAAAGCGCGATTACGAATGCACTAACGTAGTTGCCGCTGTCAGCAACCGTAAGCCTGATGACTTCGAACTATCATCGTTTGATGAGTTGCCGAAGGACATTGTGAAACTGGCGTCGTATGAGTTTGATCATGGCGTTAATCTTGAATTGTGGGGGTATGTGTGATGATAGACCTTAATCAAGTATCAATGCGGCTTAAAAACAGCGCGTACGCACTTAACGAGGCAGCCATTAACATTACGATGCACTGGAACGATAAACAGCGTTTGCGTCGTGAGGCAAAGAACAATCTGGAATTGGCAAAGATGATTGATGAGGAGGATAACGATGAGTAAAGACAGGCCGCGCCCGTGGCACAACCCGACGCCGCTTAATGAATATGAGCCAGATTGGGCTGGGCAATTTGATACGTTTGAGGATTGGGTCAACCATGCACCACGAGCGTTAACTGGTGAGGTTGGCTCAGTTGGTGAAAAGTTGCCTGCATTTTGTGTTGACGCTATGGGGCGTCGTTGTCATGTTGGTTTTGACTTCCATAGGGCGCGTGACGATGGTGCGTTTCCAGTGCGGTATTTTTGGGGGTTTAAGGAAGAATTGAAATGACATTCAAACTACAACCCGGCGACTGGATACCGACTGCGGAAGTCCCAGAGGAAAAGCGTCAGGCTGTGATTGATGCTTTTGTGAAGGCTGGTGCAACTTTGCCTGATACATTTTGGGCAGATTGGGATGAGGCGGTTGTCGCCCATTGGGATGGTATTTTCGGCGAATTAGATTTGTTTGAGGATGACGGATACGACGATGGCCGCCGCGTCACACTAGACCAAATACTTGGCCAACAAAAAACAACATGGGGTGAGTGATGAAAAATAATCCAGACACGATCAAAGGCTTCATATACGGACAGGACGGAAAACCAGTACCGTTAACCGTGAAAGATACGAAAGAAAATGCGCAGTTTATGGAATGGTTGCGTATTCATGATCGGAGTATGTGAGATCATTCGCACGATATTCTAGCGCCGACGAGTGAGTTTGCAACATTATTGCGTTTGTCAATAAGTGCTTTTATTGTGCGTGAGATCGGTTATAGTGTTGATAGGAGGTATAGATATGTATTACGATAATTGGAAAAACATGATTACCGATGAAATGTTTGATCATGGTGACTGCTGGGAAAATATTATATTTCAGTCGCTAACTCATGATGAACTAATGAAAGATTTTGATGCCGGATATGGTAGCGAATACGGGAAGCCTTTTTTCGTGTGGACGCACGACAGGGTTTATTTCCCGGTTTGCTATGATGGTTCAGAATGGGTAGGTAGCGTCCCGCGCCATCCCACAAGCGAAGAGCCGCAACATTTTGGTGGAGGTTGAGATATGAAAATCGCACTACTAGACGAACAAGGCAACGTTGTAACACCGCGCAAGGGTGATTGCGTTATGGCTTGCGATATTGAGAATGAGGAAATGCATAACGCTATTCGCGATGCGTTTGCTAATGCTGGGTGCAAAGTTTTTGAGCATGGAAAGTATAATGCAATTTCAGATTGGAAGTATCTTGCATGGCTAAACAGTAGCTTCAGCTATAGAGATCGGGGCTGTTTGTCTTGGTCTGATGACAACGAAGGATACCGCAGACTATACCCGCACGCCATCAAACAAACACTCTTCGAAGCGGCTAAAGATGCGGCTGATGGAACGCGGTTTAAGGTTGGTCAAGCCATTTTCAAAGTGCACCACGGTTCGTTGATGTGGATTGATGGTGACGAGTTGCGCCCAGCTTTGCTAAATGTTCTTGGTGCTACGAATTGGGAATACGTTCCTGATGGACCAAAGAAGCGTGATGTACGTCAAGGACAGATTGTCGGGGAAGATAGCGTTTATATTCCCGCTGACATGATGGCGGAATGCATTGATGCATTTAAGCTGATTGGTCGCCTTGCAATGTGGGAAGGTGCGCAGATCGGTAAACCGGGTTATGCGAAATCGTGCATCCTGATCAGCCACGGAGACGACAAGGTTGGAGCTAATGGAGTAATGTACATTGATAATCCGTTGCCATTGCATGTTACATTCGAAACTAAAGAACAATGCGAAGCGGCATGGAAAGCAGAATGCCCGGAGATGTTCGAATGAAAAACGATCTTGCTGTAAAATTTGCATTGCGTGACGGCAAAGACAAATACGAACAGATCGCACTTGCCATTGAAAACGATCTAACCATGAGACGTGGATATAAAGACGTTTACGACCAAAGCGGCGAGACAGAGGTAATGGAAATGCGCGAGACGTGGCGCAATATCATTAAGGATGTGTTAAATGTGGATTAACGCAGAATACGCGCCTTATAACGTGGAGTTGCGGGTTAAGACTTATGGAGATCGTCAATTTTTTGTTACTCGCACACGATCTAAGCATCTAAAAAGTGTTTGGAAAATTAATTGTTGTGACGCGTTTTTCTTAGATCACGATGTAATGTCATACTGGTATGCAACATGAAACAGGAAGATATTGTCCACCATCTTTCTTTGTTGAATGATGACTGGAGTGATGAGTATTGGCTGTTTTCAGCGTCTGGCAGACTTTGCTTGATGAGAAAAAAAGATGGCAAGAGGGTGATGCGCAAGAATGGCGGATTTGATCCTGATTATGTTGTTTGTACATTTCCTTTAATTGAAAACGATGGAGGTGACTGGTGAGAAACATAGACATACTAAGCAAAGCAACCAAAATATACACGACAGGCGGTGTTTATGATGGTGAGGCCGCGCATTGGGCTTTGGGTGAGATTGATAGGTTGCGTGAAGAACTGATCGCCACAAGTTCGCATCTTGCGCTTGTTATGCACCAGCTAAACGAAGCAAACGACGAAATAGAATTGCTGCAATCGGAAAATGAAATGATTGAAGATATGCTAGAACGCGAAACGGAATGTTAATAACACATAAACTTGTGTAGTATTAACCATGTGATATAATGCGAATATGCAGCTAACACATGCCGATTTTATCAATATCGAGAAAGAGCTATGCCGCAGAAGCCTTGCGGAGTTTGTAAGGCAGGCATGGCCTGTTATTGATCCGGGTATGCCTCTTAAGTGGGGGTGGCATATGGATGCTATCTGCGAACACTTGGAAGCTGTAACAAATGGGGAATTAACACGTTTACTTATTAACGTTCCACCTGGTACGTCTAAATCGTCTCTGGTTAACGTTTATTGGCCCGCGTGGGAATGGATCACTAAACCGTCAACACGTATCATATCAGCGTCACATGAGCAGGAACTAGCCATTCGTGATACCACAAAGATGCGTCGATTGATAACATCCGAATGGTTCAGTGAACGATGGCCCATCAAATTAACCGCCGATCAAAACCAGAAAACATCATTTGAAAACGACGCGACAGGGTTTAGGCAGGCAAGGGCGGTTAAGTCTATGACTGGTCGCCGTGGTGACAGGGTGATATGGGATGACCCGCAAAACGTCGAAGATGCGTTTTCAGAGGTTGAGCGGCCAAAGGCAATTCGCGTATTTCAAGAGACGCTGCCAACGCGACTAAATGACCCTGAAAAATCCGCCGTTATCATCGTTATGCAGCGATTGCACGAAGAGGATGTGTCTGGGTTCATTCTTTCTGACGATTACGGGTATGAGCATTTGTGCTTGCCGATGGAGTTTGAGCCTGAGCGTAAATGCTACACATCTATCGGATGGGAAGATCCGCGCACAGAGGAAGGCGAGTTACTTTTTCCTGAGCGTTTCCCGCGTGAGGTTGTGGAGCGTGATAAAAAGATCATGGGCACGTTTGCGTATGCAGGTCAAATGCAGCAACGTCCTGCCCCGCGTGGTGGTGGTTTCTTCGATTGGGAAAAGATCGATATTGTGTCGGCATGTCCTGCGCTAACAAAGACTGTTCGTTATTGGGATAAGGCGGGCACAGAAGGCGGAGGCGCACGTACTGCTGGTGTTAAGATGGGCATTGGCTCTGATGGTGTGTTTTACATTACAGACGTTGTAAAAGGACAATGGGAAGCGCCAAAGCGTGAGGCGGTAATCAGGCAAACAGCCGAGACTGACGGCGTAAACGTCAATATCTGGATTGAGCAAGAGCCGGGATCAGGTGGTAAGGAAAGCGCACAATCTACCATACGCAATCTGGCAGGATTTACCATAAAGAAAGAACCTGTTTCAGGTTCTAAAGAAGCGCGAGCGGAGCCGCTATCAGTGCAAATTGAGGCTGGAAATGTTAAACTTGTTCGTGGCGAGTGGAATAAAGAATTCATTGACGAATTAAAGCTATTTCCTGCCAGCAAGTTTAAAGATCAGGTTGATGCTAGTTCTGGTGCATTTAACAAGCTGTCTCTAGGATACAGCAAGCCAGACGATTTTGTTATGCCATTCGCAAGTATGGTTGATGATATGTAGTCGAAAAATGTTAATTATAATCGACATTCCATCAAAATAACTGAGGTATGTCGAAATTGTTAGATATATTCAACATATGTTATCGTTATGTTTACGTGATCGGCATTAAAAAACATTTGACACGTTGTTTGTGTGTGGTAATGTGAGGCATCAAACAACGGAGGAAGTTATGGAACAAATCAACAGAGACATCATCGCAGTTCTAACTAATGCCCGTGAGAATGGGTATCGCGCTTTCTGCGATGCAAGCAACGAACTTAGCGAGGCTTTTGCCATTATTGGCACCATTAATCGCGGCGAGCAGAACTTGACCGATTACCTGTGTCGCCGCATTTACATTTGCATTGATAGTGCAAAAAGTCACTTTTAGTGGGGAAGTTATGGAATACCATAAAGAATGCTCTTTTAGTACAGACATCGCTGGTAATGTTACGGCAGGTCGCGGCAAGCTAGATAAGTATGGCGAATGGCAGTATCCGTGCGAAGAATGCCGAGAAGAACTTGAGCGCCGACTAAAAGAAAAAGATGAGAATTAACGGTGTACGAATACATTCACGAAATACATGATCATGGCACAAGAGGAGATTTTGAGCGTTGGCTTGGGTCTTTCGGTGATCAGGGTTGGATTATGTGTGGATTTCATGAGCGACTTGACCCTGAATACGGCATCCGTCGTTCATGCGTTTTTATGCGCGAAGTCAAGGAGGATTAAATGTCAGTAATCGTAGAAAAGACTTACACCGTAATCGATGGTGAGCGCGGTGATGTCGTGTTGAGCGTTCGTGATGACGCGTTTTACATTCATCGTTCTGGAGAATGCGATCTATACGTAACCTCAGAATGCATTGATGACATGATCGAGGCATTGAAGTTGGTGCGCGATGATATGAGCGGCGTAAAGGGTTGTCCAGAAAATGGTAGCCACGAAAGTGGTTGGATTGAATGGAGCGGTGGTGATTGTCCCGTTGGAAGCGATGAAGTTATTGAATACGTTATGCGAAGCGGCATGGAAAGCGGTCGTGAACGTAACGCAACCGTTCTTGATTGGGGGCACCACGGAGAAAATTGGGATATCGTAAAATACCGTGTAGTATCATGAATTACCTGATCCCACTAACCAAACTCGCACATCAAACGGAGCAACATGCCCGTGATCTTGAATGGGAAGGCGACGAACGCGCTGATATGTTCTATGCCCGTGCTGCAAGGTATCGTGAGCGAATGGAAAACGGCGAAGAATATGAGGTGATGTTTTGATGCCACCAAAGCAAACAAAAGACGAAGCGATTAAATACGTATCACTGCATGATTTATGGTAAAAACGCTTGCAAATGATGTTTGGTGATGTATATTGACAATAGTTTCTGCGTGTAGCTCAGTCTGGTAGAGTTTTCGCTTTGGAAGCGAAAGGCCGTAGGTTCAGATCCTGCCACGCAGACCATTTAAATAGGAGGTTAAATTGGCTACATTTAGAGTTTATGGTGTCGCCACAGCATCTAAATTTATTGGTGAATACGAGGCCAGTACGAAGGAAGAAGCTATTGAGATGGCTGAGAATGATGATGGGGCTGATTTTTACGGAAGCCTGTGTCACCAATGCGCGTCAGAGTTTGAGGTTGGCGACATCTACGAATGCCAAGCAGATGAAGTATAGCGCCGGGTATCGTTTCCCATTTGCCGCGTAGCATTTGGACAACTTACCAAAACTTGCCACGGGTCCAATCGTGATGTAGTATTCGGCTTTTGGGTGGGGGTGACTATTTGGTTGCGCCCCACCACCTTAGAAACGAGAGCATCGGTCAGTTTTTGTTTAGGCGAAAACCATACTAGTTTGATACTGTGTTCTCTTTTGTGAGGCGTCAGGTAGACACGGTGTTCGGAAAGCGTTCTAGTGCGGTGTTTCCGTAATTTCACGGCTAGAGCCTCACGACTTGCAATATGGCTCCCGGCTCTAGTGCCGATGGCACGCACCCGAAACTTGAGCATACAAGTTTGATGTATCATAGCGTACGGCAATTTGATATATTGGAGCGATTATTTAGGAGGATAAACTATGACAATCGCATATGAAGCAATGCTATTCGCTAAGAAAGCGCACGAAGGACAAAAACGCAAATACACAGGTAATCCGTATTTCGATCATTGCTGTGAGGTTGCTGGTATTGTTTCGACCGTTGCATCTGGTGCAACTGTCGGTGGATCAAACGGCGCAGGCGGCGGATGTGCGTCCTCTGCTGGGTCAGACATGATTGCAACGGCTTTTCTTCATGACGTTATGGAAGATTGTGATGTAAGATATGACGACGTACGGCGTCGTTTCGGAGGGACTATTGCGTATGGTGTTTTTATGCTATCAGACCTTGAGGAAGGGAACCGAAAGCAACGCAAGGAAAAGTCACGCGCTAGGGTTTCATCGGCGCGTGGATGGGTCCAAACGATCAAATGCGCTGACCTGATTAGCAACACGTCAAGCATCATTGAACATGATCCAAAGTTTGCCGGTGTGTATCTGCAAGAAAAGGCGTCATTGCTTGATGTCATGACGCGAGCTGATGTTAGGCTATTGACAATTGCGCACCAGCAAGTGCAAGATGGATTGATGAAGATTAACGGCCCTGTGGTGTAATGGTTCGCACTCGCCCCTCATAAGGGTTGCGGTAACAGTTCAAATCTGTTCGGGGCTACCATTTTGGAGGAAATATGACTGAGATCAAAACTAAAGATGGTTGGATTGATCTATATGTGTTTGATGATGGGTTTAGCCTTACGTCAAAAGGTGAACCTGTGGAGTGCGACCACGATGATGGATCAATCATAAATTACCATGAGATGACTATTGATCAGGCCGAGGAATTGCGGTCAGTCCTTGATAAGCAGATAACACGATATTGGCTTTCGCAGTTGGCTCGTGGTGACGATAAATGGATTTTACAGGGATATTGAAATGAAATGCATTCTATTCGCTGGCGCATTAATGGCGTCACAACCTGACCACCTAGACGCAATGAAACTTGGCGACGGGCCATTGCTCAAAGAAGTTAACGCACGTACAGAATACATTTTGGCGCATAACGTAAAGGTTAACGCATGGCGTCGTGATGTTGTGGCTGATATTCTCGGTAATGTTGCGCGTATTGATGATTTTTGGGTTTCTGTTGATGATTTGGAGTGTGAGTGATGAACCACGCAAACCGATTAATCGACTATTCACATAAATCAATCCACGGCCTTGCATGTGAGGCAGGACGCAGAACGAGTATCCTTGATGATGCAGTTAACCACCAATGGTATTTGCGCGATACATATCAGGAAAACGAGAACAAGTTTCGATTAACGCGATACGAGAAGCGTAAATGCAATTCTTAGTCGTTGGCGTTTTGTTCCTGATAACTCCGCTTGTCATGTTCATTAACGATGGCGGACGCGATGAAGCTGACATGACTAGTTGGTTTGTAAATCAACCTCTGCAAACGATTTTCACATTGCGTGCTATGACGATATCGGGTATTGGTTTTATAGGAATTGGTATTTTGATGATTGTTTGAGTTACCCGCACCACTCTCCTTCTGTTGCTTGTGTGGAAGCTATAACGGTTGATGTGTGTGACGCTGATGTGGTGACGGGCTTCATAACGTAGCAGCTAATCAACCGACCATAGATAGGCATCGTTTCGGCGGTGCCTTTTCTTATTGACACATGTTTTGTGATGTGTGAGTATGGCGTATCTTTAATAGGAGGATAATATGAAACTAACTAAATCACAGAAAGAGGCCTTGGAAAAATTTTCTGATGGCAAATGGCACAGTGCGTATGACGTTCAGTCTGGACTTAATACGCTTAATGCTCTTTTCAATAAAGGACTTCTTGATCGCAAAGCAGGGCTAGGGTCAATGGCTTTCCCGCGCAACGGCATTAAGTTCAAATTAAAGGAAAATGGAGATGGCTAATCTAATCAAATTCTTTGCATACGCAATCGGAGTGTGCGGCATTGTCGCTGTCATTACGTTGCTAAACCAGTATCACCAAATCGGTGAATGCTATTACAATGCGCAGTGCAACGCGATCAAGTCACAATATGGCTGGTCAACTGTTGCCGCTGGTATCGGTGGCCTGTTCTATGCTGTGATGGTTTACGCATTCGCGCATATTCTCAGTGTGGTTGATGATATCAAGGATAAGGTAAACTCATGACGCATTGGAATTACCGTATCATGAGGCGTAAGGGCTATTACGGTGATGGCGAAGATCATTACGGTATTTACGAAGTGTACTATGCCGATGATGGTTCTGTTGATGGATGGACTGATCGGCCAATGGAGCCAAACGGCCAGACGCTTGATGAAATTGAAGGCGACATGATTTATATGAAGATGGCATTTGATCATCCAGTATTGGATTATGAAACCGGCAAGGATGTGAACTCATGACGCAAGATGCATGGCGTTATTTTTGGTGCTGCGTTGCCTTTGATGTAGTGCTGTTTGGAATTATAGCGGCGATAGTATGGCTAAAATAAACCCAGACAAATACAAATCGTGTGATCCTGCTGTAAAGCGTCTTGTTGCGCTAATGAACGAGGATGACATAACCATTGATGCCATGAGCGCAAAGGCTGGAGTTGGTAAAAACGCTATGTATCAATGGCGAACTCGCGATCCTATGATCAGCAACTTGAGGGCGTGTCTTAATGCGTGCGGATATGATCTTGCGGTTGTTCCGTTAGATATGAGCGGGTTTTATGATATGGTAAAAGCAATTGGATATGAGGATGATAAATAATGTTTTGGGTTCTTGGTTTCGGATTGCTTGGCGGTGTGTTCCGTCGCTGGCTTGGATATGGCGATAATGTAAGCCGGTGGATTAAGCTGGTATTCGGCTTTGTCGCGGCTGTTGTGGCATCATTTTATCTGCCTGTATGGGTCGCGCCATTGATGGTGCTGTATTGGTTGCCGGGTCATAAGTTCGCGGATGAAGAAAGCACGAAGAACATAATTTCTGATCTTTTCGTCCGATACTCTGCTGTGCCAATTGGTATTGCTATGCTTTATGCCGGAATGTCAGAGTTTGGTTTGTTTGATTGGTCGCAGTTGCCGTGGTTAATCGCGTTTTCATTCGCTGGCGTGATGTGCGTTGTTAACTATTGCATTGCTAACGTGCTGTATCTTCGCGGCGTAAACGTTAACATTCCATTCTTTGACGGAACGCATTCAGTCGCGGAGTTTGCAAACGGTTTTGTTTTGTTTGCGTCTATCGCTTTCGTTACGTATGTGTTATAGTACTTGGGTAATAAGGAGGTTATACAAATGATAGATAATCACGAACTACAGAAAACAGTTAACAAGCTAGGCGCATATATTGAGCATGTGCAAAAGTATGGTCGTAATGTGAACGGTCATGATGTGAACATGGATGATATTCGGAACATCCACGGATGGCTGACTGAGTTGAAAAACATTCGGAGTACGGAACTGTGAGCGCAACTAAACTAGATGTGATTTTTGGCGATATCGAGGACGAACTAGCCAACGCACTAAACAAGTTCCCAACATGGCCCACGGATCCAATTCACGCTAAGGCTGTTCTTGGTGAGGAAGTCGGGGAACTTGAGCAAGCAATCCTTGAATGCGTATATGAGCCGCATAAATCAACTAAGGCAGATGTACGGGCAGAAGCCATTCAAGTTGCTGCAATGGCGGTTCGGTTTTTGATTAGTCTTGACGATTACAAATATTATCCGTCAGAAAACCATAAGCAAACTTTTTAAGGGGTAGTCGCTTGAAAGTATACATCGACGAAGGCCATAAACAGTACGCCACAGACAAGCAATGGAAATATGCACTAGCGTATATGGAGCATGGAAGTTGGGCCGCTGTTGCGCGCATTTTCGGGGTTGATGAAGGTGTAATTCGCAAGTCAGTAAAGAGACTGTCACAAAGGGCAGCGCGACAAGGGTACAGTCCAAGCCACGATATGACGTCCCCTGTTCCTGATGGTTTCCATTATCGCGGTCAGTCTGTTCTGCGCGATGGTGATGGCAAGATTAAGCTGGTGTGGGAAAAGTCAAATATTGACCATGATAGACAGCTTGAAATTATGCGTGAAGCTGTTGCGGCTTTCTCAGAAGAAATCACCCCTCGCACACCGTCCCTAACTATTCCAGCGGAAACCAACGCAAACCTTGTAAATTGCCACATTGTAACTGACTACCACCTTGGCATGATGGCGTGGGGAAAAGAAAGCGGCGACGATTGGGATATTGATATTGCGGAAGATATGTTTTATCGGTGGTTCGAACGTGCGTTAGCATCAGCACCAAATGCAAAGACTGGAATTCTTGCTAATCTCGGTGACTGGTGCCATTGGGACGGATACGACGCAGTAACACCAAACAGCGGGCACGTTCTTGATGCTGACACGCGATACCAAAAGCTAACCCGCGTTGCTATTCGGTGCATTAATCGTGCAATCGAAATGATGCTGCATAAATACGAAAATCTGCACATTCTTATGTGCGATGCTAACCATGATCCTGCTGGTGAAAGCTGGCTGCGTGAAATGCTTGCTTTCTATATGTCACGTGATCCACGAGTAACAGTCGATACTAACGCAGATACATATTACTGCTATGAGCATGGCCTAACGTCTTTGTTTTTCCATCATGGTCACAAGCGCAAGGTGGCTAATGTTGATGACGTGTTTGTGGCAAAGTACCGCGATGTATTCGGGCGCACTAAATACAGCTACGCGCATTTGGGGCATCTTCACAGCAAAGAAGTTAAGGAAACAAACCTAATGATTGTTGAGCAACATCGCACGATGGCTGCACGTGATGCTTATGCGGCAAAGGGAGGCTGGGTGTCTGGTAGGGATGCAAGCGTTATCACGTATCACGATAAGCATGGTGAAGTATCGCGAATTTGCATTAATCCTGATATGCTGTCTTGACCACGCAAACGCCATAATATATCATTAACCTTTCGTCTATCCCCAAACTTAGCCCGGCTTCGGTCGGGTTCTTTTTTCGGTAAATCATGAGTTATTCTGGACGATCACAATCATACGACGTATATGCAGCAATCAAAGAGGTTTTACCAAATGCCACAAGCTATCGAATATCTGATCTGGAAGGTGCAAGCGATGTGGAGAGATTTCATACGTTGGCTAAAAAGCAAGGCATAGGGCGTGCCGTTATTGAGATGGTAAAAAATAACCCCGCCTATTGAGCGGGGTTTTACTTTATTTGGATGGTCTCCAATGTGTTATGTCTGATGGTAGATCAAGCCATTGCCACCTTAGATTTTTTGGGTGTTTTCGATTGAACACCTCGCCATCTAAAAACTTAACATCAACAAGATCATGATGATATGGCGGCTCAAGGCTTCTATCAGGGTTCCATTCATGCCAAGTATCTTTATTTAACCTGTCCAGTCCTTCATAATACCATTCAGGCATGGGGGTAAGAAGGTCTGATGGTAAATTATTTGGCCATTTCGGATATTCCACGGCTTCGCTTTCCTTCCAATGCGTAATATCTGATGGCATGTCTCGCCACTCCCAATAAACATTAGTGGGATTTACGAGATAGTCTGTTGACCCATCTAAACGTTTAATATCAACATGACTACGATCAAGCGGCGGATCAATACCGTTTTCTGGATACCACTCTATCCACCCGTCATTGATTAGTTCCATGCTTTTATTGTGCGCTTTTATTTCTTCGCTAGTGAATGGTTTTTCAACTTTATGCTCCTTATTTCTATACCAATAGCACATCGCACCAGCATGAGAAGCATAACCAGCCATATCAACGTAATGATCCACGTTGTTTTTATCTCCAACAGCGCGTACCAGCTTCAAAACCACCATACGCAATGCAATTGATTGCGGATCGTTGCCAAGTTCGAGAACGTCACAAATACGAGATATCTTATCGAAGTTGTTTTCGGGTTCGCCGTATTCGTCACGTTTTCCTGTGATGATATCGGTTGCTTGTTTCAGGATATCGTCTGGTGTCATTTCTTGCTCCAAATTTCAGTTTTCCATATTTCACGTTTACTTAGCCATACGCACAAAATAACCGCTACCCATACCCACGATAGCAGCGAAAGAACAGCCGATAAAATGACGCCGTGAACTAAATTACCAACAGTTAAGTTTCCTTTGTGCTTTATGTCAGTGCGCACACCATTGCAAACAGACCATAAAAACCCAATCACATATCCAACAGCGTATATCGTTACCCAATCCATCATTTCCTCCAAAACACTTCTTTATCAAAAAACCCAGCGTCATGCATTTTTGAAAGCGCAAACATCAACAACGCAAACCAAGATAACGCAAAAACAATTGCCTTGGCGGACAGTACACACAGCAAATCACCATACGTTTTGATATTTTGTTTATCGTCAAAGGCGGAGACTACCGCAACTGCTACAAACCCGCCAATGAAGTACACATAAATCCAGTCCATTTTATTCCTCCGAATTCTCGATTTTATCAATTACTGCTTTCATCTGCGCATAGCTGCGTTTCGATCTAGCTTCACCGCATTCAACTTTACGCACGAACTCTTTGCAGCAAGCCAGAAGTTCGTCACGTTCATCAAGCAACTGATTTGGTGTGCGACCACACTCGTTGGCAACTGTTCCCGCTTCCGCCATTAGTTTAGCGTTAGAAACTGCCTCTGAGAATTCGGTAGGTATTAACGCAACTTGCTTTACGCCACAATAACCACTGTCGGCCCAAACAGCAGTCCATCCGTCGTGCGTATCTGATGACGCGCAGCACCACACACCGCTAGTTATGTTTAGATTGGTCATTTTATTCCTCCATTTACATTCAATCGAACTTGTGAGATATTGACATACTCTGAAACACAATACAAGAGGCTTCACAATGAAAATTCTATATGTTTTGGGTGTGTGCGCCGCGCTTGTCGGCTGCGCGTATTCGGTGACACCGACACAATACCAAGCTGCCCGTGATGCAGTCGTTATTATCTCAAACGGCAAAGGTCATGGAACGGGCTTTATGGTTTCCGATAGCATCGTTGTTAGTAACCGGCATGTTCTGGAAAACGACGAACTAACGGCTGAGTTTTACAATGGAGAAAAGTACACAATAAAATATGTACAATCATGTGAAAAGGCGGATTGTGCTTATGGATTTATTGAGCGATACGAAGGTCCGCACCTTGATATGGCTTGCCGCGAACCCGTATATGGCGAAAGTGTGTATGCGGTAAAAAACCCTAATCGGTTGCGTTGGGCTATTTCTGATGGCGTAATTTCAAGCTACCGGAAAGATGCAGGTGATAAGGTTGGCATGTACAACGTTTCGTGGACTGTTATGGCCGGTGAAAGTGGTTCCCCTGTAATCGCGCACGATGGGGTATTGGCTATCTCTACTGCGTTCTATGTGCATATGGCTAACATCATGATGCCGCAAGCTCTGACGTTCGGGCAGGGCGGCGTAACGAGTATCATGGAAATTTGCGATATGATTTACAAAAAATGATTAACGTGCATATCAAGACTGATTAGCCGCTGCCTTAACGGGTGGCGGTTTTTCTTTGCGTTTTTTGTGAATTTGCTTTATATTACAGGAAATTTTTGTAATTAATAGGCGTGGCATGGCCCTATCTGATATTTTCCGTAAAAAGCCAAAAATGACTGACACATACGGCGATGCTGGGGTTCCTATATACTCTGGGTTCGTAGATAATGATTTCCTGAAAGAGCTTAACGGAACTCGCGGTCGCAAGATTTACCGCCAGATGTCAGAAAATAGCCCGATTATTTCCGGGTTTCTGAATGTCTCAAAAACGCTTATCGAGGGTGCTGGCTTTGACTTTCGCTCTGTTGATGAAAACACAGACAGCGTTGCGCTAGAAGATCGTGTTAAAGAGGATTACAGCAACCTACGCAGGCCGCTATACCAGTGCATTCTTGATGCTATTGACGAAGCGTTTGTTTATGGGTTCTCGCTGCAAGAGGCCACCTATGAGCGGGCAGACAACCGCATCAAGCCAAAGTCAATTGATATTCGTTCTGCTACTACTCTAGAACGATGGATCACGGCGGATGATGGTGTAACGCCTATCGGCATTGTTCAGGACTTGGTTAACGGTGGTCAGGTAGAAATACCAATGACCAAAATGATACACCACACTGCTATGGATTGGCGGGGGTCTCCTGAGGGAAAAAGTCTGTTGCGTGGGTGTTATCCTACTTGGTATCGCTTAAACAAGCACGAAGAACATCGAGATATCGCACTTGCAAAGGATATTCGTAATGCAACGGTTATTCGCGTTCCGCAAGAACTTATTCGGTGGGCTAATACGCCAATTAATGCAAGCATGGACGACGAGACCAAGGCGCGGATTAACGCAGCTATTAATGCTCTTGAAGTGTATAAAAAAGCTGCCCGCGATCCTAATTTTAATTCTCAAACTGGCTTTGTGCTTCCTAGTGATACGTTTGTCACTAATGCAGGGACGCAAGAGGAAAAAGTAAGCAACGTTCGCAAGTACGAAATTGAACTGTTAAAAGCTGAAAACAGCGATCACAAAGACCTGATGGAAACCATCAAGGAAAAGCAGGACGAGCTACGCCAAAACCTTTTGATTGCGTTTATCGCGCTTGGTTCTAATCGCGGCGGATCACAAGCACTTGCAAAAGAACTAACAGAGATGCTTGCTTTGTCGCTTGAAGGCCAAATGCGCCGTTATGCTGACAGCTTTAATAACCAAGAATTGCGCCGTTATGCCGTGCTTAACAATCTTGATTACGATGCACTGCCAAAGCTAACGCCAAACCGAATTAAAACGCCTGATCTTGAAATGCTTGGCGGGTTTATCCGTGATGTATCAGGCAGCGAAATTATGCTTGATGAAGAACTTGGCGAGGATGTGCGCGGACTGATTAAAGGCAGTATCTAATGCCACTAGGTAGCGCGAAAGAACAAGAACGCATTGCCCAAGAACTAATGGACAAATTGGAGCCGGGCATTCGCTCCGCGTTCCTTGATATGATCGACAAGATCGACATCCCATTGTCTGAATTGGTTGCACTGATTGAGGCCAATGACTTTGTAGCGGTTCAGCAAATAATCAACACGCAATATGGCCTATATGCGCCTATCCTGTCATCTGCGGTTATTGGTGCTGTGGTTGCATCCGGTCAGTCAACAGCGCAACAGCTTGACGGTACGCCAATTCGCGAAGATTACCAGCGCATAAGCGGCCCTAAAAAGATTGTTGCCGTGTTTGATCAGTCAAACCCTAACACCGTTGCTGACATGGAAGCATACCGCGCAACGTTTATTTCAGAGATTACAGAAACGCAGCGAGATGCAATCGGTAATGCGGTAACGGACGGTTTGCGCCGTGGGTTAAACCCGCGTGATTTTGCCCGTGAGATACGCCAGACCATCGGCCTTTCGTCTGATCTACAAAGGCACTTGGTAAACTTCCGTCGAAAGTTAGAGGACTTGGATCCGTCTGTATTCTCCAATACGCGAAGGGACAAGCGTTTTGACGCAACACTACGACGCGCAATCGAAGGTGATAAGCCTTTATCCAAAGACCAAATCAATAAGATGGTGGAACGCTACAGGCAACGGCTTTTGGTTTATCGCTCAGAGCGTATCGCGCGGACAGAAGCACTCAGGGCGCATAGTGTCGGCAACATTGCGTCGTGGCGTCAAGTCTTTGAAGCCAACGAGATACCAGAAGCGGTAGTTAGGCGAGACTGGCGCTATACTCATGATGGTAGAACGCGAGAATGGCACCGAGATATTCCGCGACTAAATCCGAAAGGCGTCGGCATTAACGAGCCATTCCGCACACCATTAGGGCCGTTGCGTTATCCGGGCGATCCTGCGGGACGTGCTGCAAACGTGGTTAATTGCCGTTGCACGGAAACCATGCGTCTTGATTGGGACTTGGAAGGCTAGTTTACCTAACGGTAAATTATTGTCATAAAACATCATTTTTCAGAAAAGCATTACTCACAGGTAAAGTGCAATTATTAATTGACACCATGCTTGTGTTGGTTTAGCTTGTGTGTATCTTAAATAGGAGGAATTTTTATGCGTTATGTGAAAACAGAAAATAAAATCGGGTTTAATTGCATTACAGAAAATAAGCCGTACAAAGCAAATTTTACACATCCAAATCATTTTATTATCAGTAATGACTTGGGAATTCGCAACTATTATTCTTTTTTATATGGCGGGTGGGTTGAGTGTGACAAAGACGGCAATGGCATTAAATAAAGCGAAAGCCCCAAGCGCGGAGGAAACGCTGGGGCTTTCTGTTAGCTGCGTATCTGTCAGTGAGGCGGGGACAGATATTTATCGCGCTTGTTCTTGTTTTGTACTATTTATTTTCCGCCATTGCAACAGAAAAATTGCTTGCAAACGTGATTTTATCGTGTCAATATCAGTTATCACAAAGGAGGATTTGTTGTGCGTTACGTGAAGACGGATTATGATGGATGCTCGTATATAACCGCTGACAAGGTTTACAAGTTATTTAATGAGGACCATGGATACGGTGAAATCTTTAACGATAGTGGGGAAATGTCGCTTATTGTTGTTGGATATGGTTGCGCTCACTTGGACCGCAACGGAAGCTGGATTGAATGCGATGCGGACGGAAACGAACTGGAAACCAAATAACGGTAAAGTCACAGACGATGTGTTTGTTGAATACCGTTGCGCAGATGGATACGTAGGAAGAAAACACGCATTTCATCTGCGATGGGACAAACAAGGCAACGTTGGCGATATCGTGGAATATCGGATATTGGAGGAATATAAATGAAATACTTAACCCTAGACAACATGATCATTGCGGTGTTTGGTTGCATCGTTATGTTTTCTGTAATGCTGGTAACGCCATGAAGGAATGGCTAACTAGTGCGTTTGTGTTGACCGTTGCGTTTTTGATTATGGCTAGTTATGCCATTGTATGCGCGGTTATCTTTCTTGCGGCATTCATTAAATCAGTAGCGTGGCAGATCGCCGCCGTGCTGTGTGTCGGTATGCTGCTTTATTTCGGAGGTTATATGTGATGTCGATTGATATCATCGGAGATACGATTTACTACATGAATAAGCCTGTTGCTGATATTCGCGATGATGTAATGCCATCGTTTCGTGATAAGTTTGAGGATGAGCTTGTGGGCGAAGATAATGAAAGGACACGCAAAGCTAAGCAGTCGGCTTACAATGAGCTTGCCAAGGCTGTTGACTGCGCGCTGAATGATTACGCATGATCCCAGACCTTAACAAAAAATACCGTCATGAAAACTATGACGTTAACGTGTGCAAAGTAATTAACAGTGTGTTAAGTGTGGAATTTCCATTTAATACACTAAATTGTGTGTACATTGGTTATGACGAATACAACAAGCCGAAATTTGAGGTTTCCGTAATTGGCGATCATTACGACGATCAGGCAATAATTGCATTGACAAAGGCCAAGGCTTGTGAGATTTTACCGTTAGTTGGCGTTGTTGGTGCAAAGCCAATTGTTATCATTAAGGAGGGTTAATTGAAATTTACCGTTTCCCGTTCCGCTCTTAACCGGGCAATTAAAAACATTGCTGGCGTGGTGGAAAAGAAAAACACCATGCCGATCTTGGCTCACGCTAAACTTGAAGTTGGCGACAAGCTGAAAATCACAGGATCGTCAATGGATATTGAGGCGACCGCAACAGTTGAATGCGAAGTTGCGCAAGCTGGCGAAATTACCGTTCCAGTATACACTTTGGCGGATATCGTTAATAAGCTGCCTAATGGCGATGTGAAAGTGTCGCTTGAGGATAGCAAACTAAAGGTATCTAGCGGACGTTCGCGCTTTACGCTACCCACGTTGCCTGTTGGTGACTTCCCGTCTATGAATATGGAAAGCGACGTATACTTTGATATTCCCGCCGCAACATTTGGTTATATGCTGCAAAAGTCTGAGTTCTGCGCAAGCGATGACGAAACGCGATATTATCTCAATGGCGTATGTCTGGACTTCAAGGACGATGCAACATATTCGGTTGCAACGGACGGGCACAAGATGGCTAAGATTGCCGGTGTAAAAACTGTTGATCATGCGCAAATTATCATTCCATCAAAAACCGTCATGCAAGTTCTTAAGCTGCTTGATGGTTGCGAGATTGTAACTGTGTCTCTGTCTGATAACCTGATCGGGTTCAACTTTGGCGATGCTGCTGTATTGTCTCGCTTGATTGATGGTAAGTTCCCGGATTATGGGCGTGTTATCCCAGAAGGCAACGATAAGAAAATGTCGGTTAACGTTGCTGATATGCTTGGCGCTATTGAGCGTGTTGGTTCCATTGCTGACAGCAAGACACGGGCTGTTAAATGCACCATTGCAGACGGAACAATGACGATTGAGGCTAAATCATCTGAGTTTGGCGAAGCGTCCGAGGTTATTGACGTTGATGCTGACTTTGACCTGATCATTGGCTTTAACGGTCGTTATATGTCTGACATTCTCAAGTCGCTGGAATGTGAAGCCGTTGATATGTCGTTTAGCACGGAAAGCGGGCCTATTCGTATTGAAGATGAGGATCAGCTTTATATCGTAATGCCATTGCGCGTGTAGTCTTGATCTTTAAACAAGGGAAATGTGATGGATAGTAATGATATTGAGATACTGGAGAAATCAAGAGAATGGCTTAAAAATGCATCCCGCAACAAAGATATGCATGTGCAGATAACTGATGCATACAGATATTATGCCTATGAGCTAGGAAAGATAATCGAAAAACTTGAATTTAATTCCTAAGTATTACCCCGCCAATTTGGCGGGGTTTTCTTCTGCGTATATTCCACACAAAAACTTTGCACAATAAATTTGACCACATAATCTTGTTGTGATATAACTACATAAATTTTGTGTAAAAGTGTATTGGTTAATGACCGACAAACATAATTCCGAAAAATTCCAAGGTTCTGGTGATATCGTCAAGCGCGACAATGAAAAGCGCATTATGGGCGGATGGTTTAACGTCTTTAAATATGATGGTGAGGACGTTGTAGACCGCCAAGGCGACGTTGTAGACATCGAAAGCTACTCAGATGCATATGTCGAATATGTAAAAGATGCGCGAGTTGGCAAATTTGATCACGACGGGAACCAACGCGCTGATCTGATTGATAGCATCCTGATTGATAGCGAAGAATACGCAAAGATGCTTGTGTCAGAAATCACCGGCATGTCACCAGAAGATATCCCCGTTAAAAAAATTGGTCATTTTGGTTCGTTCCAAGTTCGATCTGATGAAGATTGGGAATTGGCAAAAAATGACAAGCTGATGTTTTCCATCGGCGGAACGGGCAAGCGGGAAGAAATCAATGACTGATAAAAAGAGATACCGTCTAAAAGTTAACAAGCTGTCTGAAATTTCCGCCGTAGAGCGCGGTGCCAACCAGCATTCGCACGTTACTTTTATGAAGGCAATGGACTACAACGAAACCGAGCGATCATACGATATTAGGCGAGAAGCAAGTGAGGAAATTTGGGAAGCAACCCAAGTCCTTCAAGATGTGGTCCGTAATCTTGTAGAAAGCAACGAAGAGAACAAAACGGAAACGCTTATGCGATCCGTTGACCAGTTTGCGGCTGACCTAAAGCAAAAGCTGTCTGTCGTAAAAAGCGCCGGGTCGCCCGGTAAATCTGAAACTGAAAAGGGAAGTCAAATGACTGACAAGGTAGAAAAGGGCGATCTTGAAGCCAAGGTTGCCGAACTCGAAAAATCCCTGTCTGATGTCACCAAAGAACGCGACGAAGCAAAAGCCGAAATCGCAAAACGTGACGAACAGGCAGCGATTGAAAAGAGCGACGATGTTTTCAAATCCGTTGATGGCGATCTGATTAAGAAGTCAGAAGTTGGTGGCGCTTTTGAAACGCTCAAAAAGCAGGATGCGGCTATCCGCAAAATGCAGGCAGAAGCAGAAGTCCGCAAGGCAGAAGATTTTGTTAAGTCTGAATACGGTCATCTTGTAGGCGAAAATCTCGCTAAAGCATGGCGCGAAGTTCAGAAACTTGACGAAGATGTTCGCGAAGTCGTTAAAGGCGTATTTGATCAGGCGGAAAAAGCCGCTGCTGACATGTGCGTGACTAAAGGAATGGGTGGCGAGAAAAAAGAAGTTTCCGCGAAAGAGGAAATGGACAAGAAAGCCAAAGCCCTGATGGAAAAGTCGCTTGAGGGCGGTAATTCCATGTCCTACGTGGATGCTTACGACGCTGTAGCGAAGTCTGATCCAGAACTCTACGCAAAAGCAGTGGAAGGTAAATAATCATGGCTGTTCTTGAAAGCGTAAAATCCGTAACCCTCACTGCTGGCGGTGCAATTGGTCAGTATGAGGTTGTCGAAATCCTTTCGGCCAATGCTGGCGAAGTAACTTCGGTTGCTACGGCTGGCAATGATGGCGTTGGCGTTGCTCTTGAAGCTGCTGCGGCTGATGGTGACAAAATCAACGTTGCTGTTATCACTGGTGGCGGCAAGTGCAAGGCGAAAGCTGGTGCTGCTGTTGCTGCTGGTGTGAATTTGACCACCGACGCGTCTGGCCGTGTAGTCACTGCGGCAGTTGGTAATGCCGTTATTGGCAAGTCTCTTAGTGCCGCTGGCGCTGCTGGTGAAATTCTGACGATGCTTTTTGATAAAAAAGCCAACGTTGTTTAAGGCATAAGGAGTAATTAAAAATGCCTCTTACTAATCCAACTGCTGGTGACGTTCATGTAAATGTGCCGTTGACCAACTACGCGCAGAAGTATTTGCAGAATGCGGATAACTTCATCGCTGGTCGCGCATTCCCGAACGCTACGGTCGCAAAACAGTCTGACAAATACTATGTATTTGATAAAGGCGATTTCTACCGTGACGAAGCCGCTATTCGTGCGGATGGTACGGAAAGTGTCGGTTCCGGTTTCAATCTTTCGACTGACACCTATTTCGCTGATGTTCGCGCATTCCACAAGGATGTAACCGACCGTCAGCGAGCCAATCAGGATGCAGCCGTACAGCTTGATAACTCGGCAACTCAGTACGTAATGCACAAGCTGCTTATTAGCCGCGAACGTGTGTTTGCAACTGAAGCTTTCGGCACTTCGATCTGGGGTACTGACTTTAACGTCAACTCCTCTGGTGCAGCTCTTTGGAATGCTGCAAACTCTACTCCGATTGAAGAAATCCGAAACGGTAAGCGTACAGTTCACACCAATACCGGCTTTAACCCGAACAAAGCTATTATCGGTCGTGGTACGTATGACGCGCTTCTTGATAACGATGATATCCTTGGTCGCATTAACGGCGGCGCTACTACCGCGCTTCCGGCAATGGTACAGCGTCAGCGTCTTGCCGAAATCCTTGAGCTTGACGAAATCCTCGTAATGAACGGTGTTTACAACTCCGCTGTAGAGGGTGCAACTGATAGCATGAGCCTGATCGGCAACGATGGCATGCTTCTGTACTATGCTCCGTCAACTCTTGGTTTGAATGAGCCGACTGCTGGCGCTCAGTTCTCTTGGACTGGCTACATGGGTGCAACCCAGAACGGTATGCGCATTAAGCGCTTCCGTATGGATCATCTTGAGAGTGATCGTATCGAAGGTGATATGGCTTTTGACTTTAAAGTCACGGGCGCTGACCTTGGTTACTTCTTCTCAAACACCCTGTCTGCTTAACTTGTGATGGGGGCTGTAATGGCCCCTTTCTTTCTCACGGAGATTATATATGCGACGTAAGATTTTTTCACGAATGGATACATTTATGGCATTGTGTCCTGTTCGTATTTCCAAAGATCAAACAATCAATATCGGTGAAACTATTCCTGATGGAATGTTCAAGCGCCATGCGTTGCGTGGTATGTATAATCGCCGTAAAATTGGTGCTGTTGATTGTCCTTGTGCAAAACAGATTGTTGAACGCAAGCTGAAATCAATGGAGCCGAAAGTTGAAAAAATCCCAGAAGAACCAACTCAAGAACCTGTCGAAGAAAACGATAAAGACGAGAGAGAAACGCTCTGGGAAATTGCAGACGAGCACGGCGTCGAATACGACAAACGATGGGGCGTAAAGCGCCTTAAAGAAGCACTTGGCGAGGTTGTAGATGAGTAAGCAACTTAGCCTAATGACGCCTGCTGCTGCTTCTGAAAACGTGGCAGCAACTACGGCAAAAGCTAACATTGAAAACTGCACTGGTGTTATTGCGCGCGGTCCCGGTGATTTTGTTGGTCAACTAGTCGGTGATACCAGCAACACAACGATTACTATGGCTGCTGGTGCTGTTTATCCAATTCGCGTTAAATCAATTGACGCAACAAGCGGGATAGCAGTTGTTCTGCTTTATAACGTATGAGAATTGCTATTAGTCTGGCAATAGGGGCAGTTCGACAATTCACGGCATACGCCCTTTCGTTTATCACCAACGTTCGCGGCACAAGTAATGGTGTTGACGTTCGGACTACATCCAACGGCGACACGAGAATAACTAACGAGATTGCATAATGGCTAACGTAACCATAGATAATCTTTCCCCCCCCGCTAGCGTTGAGGGCGGTGATTTGTTTGAAACCTCAAAGTCTGGTATTTCTGGTAGCGCAACATCTGATCAGGTGAAGGATTTTGTTTCATCGGAAACAAACATCAAACGGTCTTTTTGGGGTAACTACGACGATGGGGCTACCTCGGTAACTCCACTTAGCGTGCCAGCATCAACTTGGACGTCAATACCTAGTGATGGGGCTGGCGGCTTTACTATCCTTGACGAATTGCCTGCTGGTTATTCTCTTTACGACACAACAAACAGTTACATTGATCTTTCGGATGTTACATCAAATTCAGTGGTAATGATCCGCGCAGATTTTGTTGTGGAAACATCAACTAACAACGTTGGCCTAAAATACAGACTTTATTTTGACGGTGATATTCAGGTATTTCTAACAAAGCGCCTACCAAGGCTTGATGAGGGCGCAACAACTTATAACATTGTAGAGGAAACAACAATTTTTGCCGGTGCTGCGACGAAAAACTTTCCTATACGTGCGCAAGTATTCTCAACTTCATCGGTAGATATTACTGTAAACGGTTTCTTTATCCATGTAATCGAACGCTAACCTTAAGGTTAGTATTAATATCATTATATAGGTGTTACAATGGGCGCAAGCAAAGAATTTGAAGGGTGGTTAGAAATTGCTGCTACAACTTTAGCTGTTAACCCTTTCTTTGCTTTGATTTTCTTTCTGGCTGTTCTCGCAGTCATTGCGCTCGGAATGTGGCTATACTATAAGATGAAAAGCAAAGCTGGCACTGATCTAACAATATTAATAAACATGGTCGAAAAGCTGGATGACAAGGTTGATATTGTTATTGCAGACTTCGACAGAAAGATTGACAGTGTTAGTGATGAACTAAAAGAGTTTCGTAAAGAGACAAACGAAAACATTGTAAAGCTAACTGATCGTATTTCAAAAATGGAAGGTAAACATGGCGACGACGTATGATGGCGATCCTTCCGCAAATGTAAAAGATTGGTTGCGATTTCAGCTTGGCGATACGGATGTAACCGACGCTATTTTTGCCGACGAAGAAATCAGCGCAATTGCGGGTTCGACTAATAACTATTGGTCTGCGGCTTCTAGCTTGGCATATTCTGCGGCTGGCAAGTTTGCGCGTCGTATTGATGCAAGCATTAGCGGAACTGCATCGTTCAAAGAAGATCAGCTATTCAAGCACTACAAAGAACTTGCGGATCAATTCAAGCGTAACGCACAGAACGACAATGGCGGGCCTTCGACTGTTCAGGTTGCTACTCCTGCTTATGTCGGGCCGTATGTTGGCGGCATCTCCATTGCTGAAATGGATAACGTAGAAAGCGACACTGACCGCGTTCCGCCGCCGTTCACCCGTGGTGCGTTTGATTATCCGGGCGGTGTTCCTGACAGCACTCAGGGCCGAGACACATGGGATGATGAATATTGGCGCTAGGGCAAAACTTCCGCGACCGTATTTCTGATCTAGCTTCGCGTTATGCTGATACCGCAACAAACGTGGTATTTAAAACCGCTGGTACTGGTGGCGGAGTTGATGCTAATGGTGACTACACACCGCCAAGCGGCCCTGTGTCGTACAACGTTCCTGCATGGTATGACGGATACGAAGATAAAGAAGTTGATGGCAATAACATTTTGCGTGGCGATCTAAAGGTTAAAGTTCCTGCAAAAGACGCTGATGATGTGTCGTTTGACTTTGACGCGGTAACGTCTGTTACGTTTGGCAGCGATGTTTATTCCATCGTGTTCCGTGAGACGCGCCGATTTAATGACGTTGTGCAAGTCTACGAATTCCAAGTGAGAAAGTAATGGTTACGGTTTCCGAAGCCGTGCGCAATTCAAAACGCAACCTTGAGCGGTTTGTTAAGTCATTTGCCATTGAGTTAGCCTCTGAGGTTATCCAAGAAACGCCAGTTGATACTGGTAATTTGCGTAATTCATGGTACGCAAGCCAACAGCCAGAAAACCGTGATATTGATGGGCTGTCACGTAATGCCGTTTCTGAAATTGCAATAGAAGCGGTTAAATTCAAACCGGGCGATGTGTTTTACATCCTGAATGGCGCGGCATATGCTAGACGCTTGGAGTATGGTTTCTCTGGCGCGGATAGCTTGGGTCGCGTGTATAATCAACCACCACAGCCATATGTAAGGCCTGTTGCAAACCGTTCACAACAAATTGCTGATCGTGTAGCGAAAAGATTTACGTGATTATGTGTTGACAGTATCACAAATTAAGACAATAATGCCGTTGGTTGAGAACGCATTGTCGTTGCGACCGCGATGGTAACTATAACCCCGGCTCTTCACAGCCGGGGTTTTCTTTTCATTGCATTTAACACATAAATTTTGTATTATAAAGCGTTGTACAACTGAACTAACTAGTTAGGGTTTTAATAATGGCAAATGTAGCCGGTTCACAGGTTGTTCTAAGCCTGATCAAAGAAAGCACATACGGGACTACGCCCACCGTAAACACGGGCGACATGACTGCTTTGGCACTCGTCACCAAAGATATCAATGGCGAGAACTCAGAAATTAACTCACGTACCGTAACCCCTGATGGATTCGCACCTATCGGGACTACTGGTTTTGAAAGCGTTACAGGTTCACTTGAATTTGAATTGTCCGCAGGCACCTTGGATTTCAATATCCCACTTGTAGCCAATTCAGATTGGACCACCGATGACGCATCAGAGGCGTCTGTAGGCGTTGACTTTGCGGCGTCTGGTTCTACCGCAACGCGCTCAGTGGGTGACTGGACTACTACTTTTGACGTTGGTGACGCGGTTATTATTTCCGGAGCTGCTGAGGCTGAAAACAACGGACTTCGAGTTATCACCGCTCTGACAGCAACCGTAATGACGCTTACTGACAAAATGGAAGATGGCGAAGCGGTAGCAATTGTTGACGAAATCACCGCAACTATCAGCGTACAGGGCCATAGTAAATATATTGACCACGTACAGACCAACTACAGCTATAGCGCACAGCGTAAAGTAGGTGATGATTATTACACCTATACCGGCGTTGTCTCTGGTGGTTGGGGTCTTTCCGTAACCCCTGATAACACTGTATCCATGACCACTGATCTGCTTGGCAAGGCAGAAGCAGGGCCAACCGGAACGCCACTTGATAGCGCACCGACTGAGCAAAGCGGTTCTAACCCGTTTTCGCCGGTTGATGCGGCTATTTTCATTCACACTGGCGGCATTGCAATGGAATGCGCAACCGATCTTAGTGTTACGTTGAATGCAAATATTTCAACCGCGCCGGTTATTGCGTCTACCGTGTCTTGCGGAGTCCAAAGAGGAACTATCTCATTTGACGGCTCCACTGTCACTGTTTTCTATGATGATGTGACTTCGTTCCCGTCTAGCGATACAACGTTTGCTATGAGCATTGTTTTCCGGGAAGCTGGCACAGAGCGCTTCTTGTCTCTATATTTCCCAGAGGCAAAAATTCTAAACCGCACTCTAACGGTTCCGTCCACGGAAAACGTAACTCAGCAATTGTCCCTTACTATCGGCAAGGCTGCTGGTTCTCCGTTGGTGCGATACGGATACAACGAAAACGCGTCTTAATTGACTAAAATTTACGTATAGCATATAAGTAACCCCGGACACTGCAATGTCCGGGGTTCTTGTTTTTAGCAACTGTATGGAATTAGCTACATGGGTATTATACACAAACCAAAAACAAAATACAATGAGGGTCCAGATATTGATCTTGTGAAAAAGTATATTGATTACGATAGGGACACTGGGGTATTCACTTGGAAAGTAAACAGGAGGTATACAGCGCGAAAGGGCTCCGTAGCTGGATTAAAAAATGATAGTGGATATATACTTTTAACAATTGAAAGCAAAAGATATCGCGCCCATCGAATAGCATGGCTTTTAGTCCATGGTGAATGGCCTAAAAATCAAATTGATCACATTAATGGCGTGAGGGATGACAATAGAATTGAAAATCTAAGACACGTGACCAATGCGCAAAACGCGGCGAACGCGTCACTTATGCCATGCAACACGTCTGGCTTTAAGGGGGTTACATATGATAAAGATCGTAGTAAGTGGCACTCACAAATAAAGAAGGACGCTAAGAAATATTTCTTAGGTAGATATGATTGCAAGATCGAAGCCGCTAAAGCATATGACAAAAAAGCAATTGAGTTGTTTGGTGAGTATGCCAAAACAAATAAATCTATGGGATTATACTAAAAAATGTTGTACAATGCGCAATCATTTATCGGAGTGAACCATGCAAATCAATCTACTCAAAGATCAGGCCGAACTTGTCATTAAAGACACCAAAGGCAAAAAAGACGCTAAATTTATCATTGCAGGACCGGCAAGCGACACAGCAAAGCAGGTAAAGAAAGACGCAGTTGAGGCAGCTTTGAAGGCCCGCCGAGATGGAGATGAAGACGAACTAACGGCAGATAGCCTGATCAATCAGGAAAAGTTTATCGCCAAGATGATTTTGGGTTGGGAAAACCTAGAACTTGATGGCGTAGAATTTGAATATAGCTATGATAACGCGGTTCGTTTGCTGCGTGGTGCGCCTGACTTGTTCGTAAAGATCAAGAACTTCGTCGATGAATCGGAAAATTTTATTTAACCCGTATTGCTGATAAACAAACGCGCCTGTTGAATTATGGGCGCGGTGTTTTTTGGGCAAGCGGGCATGATAAAGGATCAGATGTTCCGCGTTCCACATTCTTCGATGATTACCTGAAAAGACGCGGCAAACGTCACCGCCATGATAAGCGCGTAGACCTAGATCAAGACGTTTCTTATATCTGGTCGTGGTATGTGAATATCAAAAACTTTTCACCAGATGGGCGCGTTACTCATATGTCGATTGAGACATGGCAGCGCATTAAAAATACCGATTTGCTTGATTGGGAAATTGAAGCAATAGAAGGCCTCGAGGTCGAATGGTCAAAGTATCGGTAATGTTGCTATTTTGTTCTTTTGTCTATATACTACACAAAAGTTTTGTTGTTAGGTGATTTAGTGCATGGTTGAATTAATTGATCTGGGCTTTAAGGTTGATACGAAGCAGCTAGATCGCGGCGAACGTGCGTTAAACAAATTTGAACGCTCCGGCAAAAGAGCAGAAAGAAGCACTAACAGCCTTTCAAAATCAACAAACCAGCTAAAATCATCTGTGCGAGAAACGGTTTCGCCTGTTAGGTCTTTGCAAACCGCTCTGGCAGGCGTTGGCGTTGCTCTTGGTGCGCGTGAGATTATCCAATATGCCGATAGTTACACCGTCCTTAATGCCCGCCTAAAACTTGTTACAAACAGCACAGAAGAATTTGAATTTGCGCAGCGTCGTTTGTTCGATATTTCGAATAAGGTTCGTGCGCCTATCGCTACTACCGCGCAGTTCTATGCGGAATTGTCACGCGCCACAAAGTCTCTTGATCTATCGCAAAATGATTTGCTTGAGATTACAGAGGCCGTTGGTTCTGCTATTGCCGTAACAGGCGGGAACTCAGCATCAGCCGCCGCTGCTCTTTTGCAGTTGCAACAGGCTTTTGCCGGTGACTTCCAAGCATCTGCGCAAGAAATCAACTCTATTGCAGAACAAGCACCAGCCGTCGCGGAAATTATCTTTGACGGTTTGGAAGAAATCGGCTTTGCGGCTGATGTCACAAAGAAGAAATTTAAGCAGCTTGCTGAAGAAGGGCAAATTTCCAGTGCGCTTGTCGCTGAGGCAATTCAAAGCCAGCTAGGCCGAATTCGTGGCGATCTTGAGCAATTCCCGGTTACGGTCGGACAGTCATTAACAATCCTAAATAATGAGCTTGGAAAGTTTATCGGCGTCAACAATGAGGCGCTTGGTGCAACAGGTGCGTTGGCTAGCGGAATTGTTGACCTGTCGCAAAATCTTGATAGTGTAATTACTCTAGCCGGTGCTGCTGCGGCTGTAATCTCATCTAAGCTGATTGGCTCGGTGGTTTCGTCCACTCAGGCTTTCATTGCTAATACTGCGGCTTCTATTGCATCATCAAAAGCTGATCTTCAAAAAACCGCATCCGCAAACGCTGCGGCACAAGCAGAACTAAGAGCCGCTCAAGCGGCTGCTGCCAGAACTCCGGGGTTCTTCCTTAATGCTGCTGCCGTTGAAGGTTTGGCTAGGGCAGAGGCTAGGGCAGAGGCAGCTACAAACGCATATACGGCTGCTACCACACGTGCCGCTGTGGCAAGCCGTGCATTCGGTGCGTCTTTGGCGTTTCTTGGCGGTCCCGTCGGTATCGCCATTACCGGACTTGCTATTGGCTTCTCGTTCCTGACATCTGAGCAGGAAGACGCTACTGATGCTGGCGAGGAATACGCCAACGTGATTGAGCGTATTAATGCTTTAACAAAAACTTCAGAAGAACTAACCGCAAACAGAACAGCAATACTAAAAGAGGATACAAAGGCGGTTCTTGACGCCACAGAGGCAGAAATTGAGCTTTTAAATACTCGACTAGAGGCGCTTAGGCGGGCGGAAGATATTTCTTCTGGTATGTCTGGTTTTGAGGGTGATGGGGGTATGTTCGCGGAGGGTTTGGATGTAATTAATCCAGCAATTCGCGAAACAGAAAAGGCTATTGAGGAAGCTAGAAAGAAGGTTGCAGAACTACGCAGCGGGCTTTCTGAATTAAATAACCAAACGTCTGAAAATAGCGAAACCGGAAAAAAACTAACCAAGGCCACAGAAGATCAGCTAAAGGCTTTCAACCAACTACGTGACGCAGCAAGAAACGCACAGAACGAATTACGCGGGTTCCTTACTGGTGGCGAAGCTGGGCAGCTTGACGCGCAGCAATTCGCAGAAGCGGAACAAATATTCTCACGTATCGAAGCCGCTGCCGCCAAGGCTGGTGAGGAAGTCGGCACAACATTTAACGCAATTATTCGTGAAATTCGTCTGCGAGATGAATCTAACAAACTTCTTGATGATGCAATTGAGAAGCAAAGAGAAAAAAATAGGCTATCCGAAGAAGTAGACGATGCAATTTCAGGTCTTAATGAGCAAATAGCACTTCTTGAACTTGAGGTTTCTCTTGGAAGAAAGGCTACTGATGCTGAACGAGAACGACTGAGATATAAAAAACTTTTAGCTAATGCTGATGGAATGCAAATGCTGGTACTTACTCAGCTAATTAGTCAGCTTGAAGTGCTTAGAAACGACTATGAAGCGCTTTCTGGTCCATTGTCTGAGTTGGGGAGGCAATCAGAAATAACCGGCGAGAAAATAGAACAAAGCATAGTTAATGGCCTTACATCAGCAGAAGATGCATTGGTTGATTTTGTCGTAAACGGCAAGGCATCGTTTAAAGACTTTGCAAACTCAATCATTGAAGATATCGCACGTATCCTGATCAGATCGCAAATCACCGCACCGATTGCGCAAAGCATTGGATCATCTGGTATTGTTGGTTCTATAGGTAATTTCTTCGGCGGATTGTTCGCCAATGGCGGAGCGTTTGACGGTGGCGTTCAAAAATTTGCCAACGGTGGCGCGTTCACTAATTCAATCGTTACACGTCCGACTAATTTCAACATGGGGCAGATGGGCGAAGCTGGCCCAGAAGCGATTATACCGCTTGAGCGATCATATGGCGGTAAACTTGGTGTTAATGCTTCTGGTCTTGGGCAAAATGTTATCGTGCAAAACATTGATCAGCGTTCAGAAGGCCAGCCTGTAGAAACAACTCAGGAACGCGGACCTAATGGCGAGTTGATTATTCGCAACCTAATTCGCGACGAAGTAACAAAAGGAATTGGGCGAGGTAATTTTGATAAGCCGTTCAGGGACACATTTGGACTTTCAAGAAGGGGTAGCTTCTAATGGCAACTTGGCCAGCGACATTGCCGCAATACGTCCTGATCGACGGTTTCAGGCAGACACAACAGCCGAACAAGCTGCGATCTACTGTTGACGTTGGCGAAGCAAAAATGCGCCCACGTTCTACGCGCAAGATCAAACGCTTTCAATGTTCCATTTTGATCAGCAATGATACGCAATACGACACGCTGGAAAATTTCTATGATGCTACATTGTCACAAGGAACTTTGACTTTTGATTGGGTAAATCCAATTACGCAAGATGCGGCAACATTCCGATTTGTTGGTGAGGTTGAATATTCACCTGCCGGTCCACAGCAAAGCGTAGCATCATTTGAGCTTGAGGAGGTTTAATGCGAACACTATCAAGCGCCGCTCTTGCATCTGGAAACGCTGCACAAACTGACGAAGTATGGCTTGCTCTTGTCGAAATTACGCATGACGATCTTGCCACCCCTATCAGGGTAGTTAACAACACAGAAGATATTACATCTAACGGCAATACGTTTGTTGGGTATCCTTTCGATATTGTTTTGACGGATGACGTTGATGATAGCCCGCCATCTGCAAGTATAGAAATTGACAACGTAGACAGAGACATTCTGGATACGATACGCAAGATAACAACCGCTCCAGACGTCAAAATTCAAATCATTCTAGCATCACAGCCAGATACAATCGAACTTGAAATTGATGGAATGCAGTTGGTTAACGTGGAAGCCGACGCAACAACGATCCAAGGTAATTTGCAGTTTACGAACATCCTTGATCAAAAATTCCCACAATATTCATTCGTTCCGTCACTGTTTCCGGCTCTATTCAAGTCATGAGGGAACTTAAAGAATTTATTGGCTTGCCATTCAAAACGTGGGGCCGAGCATATGATGGTTGTGATTGCTGGGGCTTGGTACATTTGTTCTATCGCGATCATTTGGGAATTGATATTCCAGATTACAGCGAAACCGGGTTTACGAATTACAGCAAGAACGAGCGCGAACTTGTTTCATCAGTTATTGAAGCTGGAAAAAACACTTGGAAAAGTGTACAATTAAATAAAATACAATACGGTGATGTGATTATATTTGCTCTTATGGGTTATCCAGTTCATGTTGGCATCGCACTAAACAGCAAAGACATGCTGCACACGCAAGAGGTAACAAATAGCTGCATTGACCGCTACAAATCATTTCGTTGGCAGAAAAGAATAACAGAGATTTATCGCCATGCCTCACGTATCAGTTAAGCCTAGCCCTTTTCGATATAATGACCGAAAGGTTATGCTTTTTGATGAGGGAACGCGACTAACTGAAATTATCAATGATACTCCGATCCCGCACAATCTATATGGGCATGTGCGCGTAAAAATTGGCGATCACGAAATCAGTCGTGAAAATTGGCATCGCGTTAAAGTCAAAAAAGATGCACCTATTTTTATTGATATCTTTCCTCATGGTGGGGGTGGTGGAGGCGGTAAAAACCCGCTTAAAACTGTTCTGTCATTAGCTGTTCTTGCTGCTGCATCGTTTGCCGCGCCTGCGATTGGCCTAGCAGCGTTTGAGGCTGGTGTTATTGGATCAATCGGTGGTGTCATCTCAGCAACACCATTTATTGTTGGGGGGCTTACGATCCTTGGAAACTTGGCGCTTAATGCTCTTATTCCGCCATCTTCACCGTCAAGCCTGTCTAATCTAAATAACACACAAAACGCATCTGTCAGCAACACGCTATCAATCACGGGATCAAGCAACAAAGCCAACAAGTATGGCGTTGTTCCGCGTGTATATGGTCGCCATCGCGTATACCCTGCACTTGCCGCTCAACCATTTACAGAAACAGTTGGCAACGATCAATATTTGCGTATGCTTTTCACTTTCGGTAAAGGTCCGCTTGATCTATCAGATTTGAGAATTGGCGAAACCTCAATTAGCCAATTTACGGAAGTAGAAACTTCTATCGTTTACGGCGATAGTCCTACAGAACAAGTTGGGCTTTATACAAACTCTGTAAGCGTTGATAGTTATAATGTTCTTGTATCAAATTCTGGCGGGTCTGTAACTAGAACTGTTTCCGATAATTCAGATGAATTTACTGTTGACTTTACGTTTAACGGTCTAGTCACTGTAACGGATCAAGGTAAATACACAAATAGAAGTGTCGTCATCAAAGTTGAGTATAAAAAAGTAGGTGACGTAACATGGATTGATAATGGAAACTCAACATTTACTGACAGCAACCCGTCAACTGTGCGCAGGTCGGTTCGGGTTGATGTTTCTGATGATCCGGGCGAGTATGAAGTAAGACTTACCAGAATTACAGGAGATACTAATTCAGAGAAAATATTTGATGAATGCTTCCTGTCTGGCATCCGATCAGTTGAGTACACTAATCCAACAACATTAACCGGTCAGTGCTTGGTGGCAATCAGGATCAAGGCTACTGATCAGCTAAATGGTGTTATTGACCAATTCAATGCAATTGCACAGGCTAAACTAGTAACTTGGGATGGTGCTGCATTGACATCTGCCATTGCAACATCAAATCCCGCGTGGGCTTATTTGGATGTTTTGCGCGGTTCTTCGACAAAGCAGACAATTGCAGACAGCCGAATTGATCTTGATTTGCTAAAAGATTGGGCTGATGATTGCGATACTGTCATGGAAGATGGCGGAGTTAAGTATCAGTTCAATGGTGTATTTGATTACCGCACAACCGTTTATCAAGCACTCAATCAGATTTCCGCCGCTGGCCGTGCCAAATATGGCAAAACGGACGGCAAGGAAGGCGTAATCAGGGATGTCGAGCAATCTGTTCACAGGCAGATGTTTACCCCACGAAACTCAAGCAACTTCAAATTTATCAAGAACTTTGTTCAAAAGCCCGATGCCGTTCGTGTTCGATATATTTCAGAGCTTGACGACTGGCAAGAGGCAGAGGTTGTCGTTTATGATGATGGATTTAACGCAAGCAACGCAGAAACGTTTGACGAACTAGAGCTGTTTGGCGTGACACAACAGCCGCAGGCATGGCGTCAAGGTCGATATTATCTTGCTGTTAATCGTTTGCGTCCAGAGACAATAGAACTAACTGTAGACATTGAAAACTTCCCTTGCACACGCGGAGATTTAGTGGCAGTAAACCACGACGTTCCGAAATGGGGGTTGGGATACGGCAGGATAACAGCCGTTAATCTATCTGGTTCTGATGCAGTTTCAATCGAAATTGATGAACCTGTACCAATGTCGTCTGCAAATACGTATGCAGTTAGAATGCGTCTTGCGGACAATTCACAAGTTTTGTCTACCGTAAATTCTGGCGATGGCGAGTTTACAACACTTACTTTCACGACACCACTTAGCGGTTCAAGTATTCCTGCCGTTGGCGATTTGTTCACATTTGGGCAAAGCGAAAGTGAAACGGTTGATCTTGTAATTAAAGAAATTAAGCCGGGTGAGGATTTAAGCGCAACACTTGTTATGTTGCCATATGCGCCGGGTGTGTTCACCGCCGAGGAAGGTGAAATACCAGCTTGGACGCCACAAATCAGCACGCCCGATGATGTTACACCGTCACCCGTTGCTGGTTTCCAAGCTCAAGAGCAGAATATTCCTGCTGACCGAAGATATAGAAATGATGCTTACCTAAGCTGGACAATGCCTAACGGTGAATTTGCTGCCGGTTTTGAGGTTTACCAGCTCATTTCTGGTTCTTTTGTGCTTCTTGATGTCACGCAAAACCTGTTCTATCGCGTTGAAAATCTAACTCGCGGCGAAAGTTACTCGTTCAAAGTTATTGCGGTTTCGTCTGGCGGTCGCAAAATTGCAGTTAGTGACGCTGTAACAAGAACAATATCAGTTCAAGGTCAAAACCCGCCAAGAGTAAACGAATTCAACATTGATATTATTCAAGGAACAGCGCATCTTAACTGGTCTGTAAATCCATCTCTTGTAAATGGATGGCGAATTAAATATAGCCCGACGGTAGACACAAATCAAACTTGGTCTCAGCTACAAGACGCTATTACGTTTGTCTCATATCCAACGTCTAGCGCGTCATTACCAGCGCGTGTCGGCACTTATGCGATTAAGTCTATTGATCTTGATGGGTTCGAAAGCGACAACCCGCCAACTTATGCAACAATTTCAGCCATTGAAAATCAATTCAATGTAATTGAAAATATTTGCGAATCCCCGGATTGGCTCGGAACAAAAGACGATACATCTGTAGATGTATACGGCGTTAAGTTTCCTGCCGGTTCATTAACGCTTTCTGGATCTGAACTTGTTTCAGATTGGTCGCTAATTTCTAATCTTTCATCAATTGTCGCTGGTGATGGTGGATTTGTTGAAACTGGTTACTACTATTTCGACAACTCAATTGATCTTGGTGACGTATACACAAGCTATGTTGTTGCTGATGTTGAAGCCGTTGGAACGGATGTTAGTAACCTCGTTTCGTCTTGGGTTTTAGTTTCTTCTCTAGATAGTATTACCGGAACTGACAGCAGCGAATGGGGTGTTACTTTTGAAATAAGAACGACTGATGACGATCCAAACGGAACTCCAACATGGTCAAGTTGGCGTAGGCTCACTGCATCAGACGTAACAGCAAGGGCCATTGAGTTTAGGATTAAGCTGGAAAGCTCTAACATGTTTGTAACTCCTGTGGTTACAAAAGCATGTGTATCCGTTGATATGCCAGATAGAATTATAAGCGATCTAAATATTGTCTCTGATGCAGGTGGATCAACTGTAACGTTTACAGATCCATTTTACACGTCGTCCACGCCAAAAGTTAACATCACTGCATCAAATCTCTCAACTGGCGACTATCACGAGATCACAAGCAAAACAAATACAGGTTTTCAAATACGGTTCTTTAATTCTTCTGGAACTGGCATTTCTAGAACGTTTGATTATTTCGCTGCTGGATATGGCAAACTTGTTAGCTAAGTTTACACACAAAAAATATGTGATATAATACAAATAACATTCAACAGGTGAATAATGACGCAAGCATCAATTGTAATACCAGATAGTGACGGTCTAACATTCCTAAATAACGCAAATTCTGCCTATGCAGCAATAGCGACACGTCAAAAAGGTGGAACAGCGCCATCAAGCCCAGATGAAGGTTGGGAATGGATAGACGATAGCGGCACGCCTTATATTGTAAACACATATATAAATTCTACTTGGGTTCCTACTGGATATATTTACCCGACCGAAGGTGTTTTCAGGTCGCTAAATCGTGGCAGGGTGTTTGCCAAGACTGCAAGTTATACAGTTTTGTTAAGCGACATTGGGGCAACGTTCAACCACAACGCAACATCAGGTAGCGCGACATATACAATTCCACTTGCCGCAACGACAAAAAATGGTTTTGATGTTTCCGTCATAAAAACAGATGCAAGCGCAAATACAGTAACTTTGCAGGCCAGCGGTTCTGATACTATTAACGGCTCTTCGTCTATTGTTCTTTCTGGTCAATACGATTGTGTAACAATTGTTAGCGATGGATCGTCGGCGTATTCTGCATTTTACGGCACTCTTGGTGCCTCTGGAGCATTGTTGGCATCAAATAATTTGTCTGACCTTGATGACGCATCAACCGCTAGAACAAACCTTGGTCTTGGGACGTCAGCCGTTGAAAATGTTGGACTTTCGTCTGGTGATGTTCCGCAACTAGACAGTAACGGTAAAGTGCCATCAGGCGTTCTAGCTCTTGAAATAAACCAACAAACTGGAACTACCTATACCACGGTTATTGATGACGCGGGTAAGTTAATCAAGCTCAACAATGCATCGTCTATAGCCTTGACTATCCCGCCGAATAGCAGCGTTGCATATCCAGTCGGTACGGTGATTGCGTTCCAGCAGGACGGTGCGGGGACTGTGACCATGGGGCCGGGTTCCGGTGTAACACTTGAAAACAGAAATGGCCTTGTCTCTAGCGGTCAATATGCAATGTGGTCCATCGTCAAAACATCAACTGACACTTGGGCTGTCGCAGGAGACCTTACATCATGAGTATGGCAGCACTTCAACTTGGTATCATCTCGGTAGGTAGAATACCATCGGAGATTTCATACATAACTAACGCTAGTGACTCAGTTGACCGCAGTGTTTATACATTTTCTGGGCAGTCAATAGGCCCGGCGTCAAATGACAGGGTTGTGATTGTAACAATTGGCAGCAGGGTTAACGCTTCAACAACACTATCCGGCGTTACAATAGGAGGGGTTACAGCTACAGAAATAGCATATGCACAAAATGTACACGCTGGTGGAACGGAACATTGCGCAATATACGCGGCCAAAATAACGTCTGGAACAACCGCTGAAATTGTCGTTACTTTCACAGGTCCATCATTAAGGTGCGCAATCGGTGTTTTTGCGAAAACAGGATCAACTGGCGTATCGTCATTTGACACTGACACAGACATCACTGATACGTCTGGTGAGTTCGGTGTTAGTGTTGATGTTCCCGATAACGGTACAGTTCTGTGCGCTGCTTTTTGCGGCGCAAGCGGATCCACATCATGGACATTTAGCGGAGTTACAGAGGATTTTGATATCCAGCCAGAAATCGCCGCAAACGCACTTGCAAGCGGGCATGACAATTACGTGACCGGTCAAACAGTCAACCTTACAGCAACAGCGACATCTACACCACTCGATGGCGCTGTTGCAATAGCAACATGGGGATAAGTAAATGACAATTATTTCATCTGCCGGGACTTATGGGGCTGGCACATTTAAGCTGTCGCAAAACATTGCGGGTGGCCTTGTGTTTACCGGCACTGCTTTTCTTGATCTTGCAGGCCACACTATTGATGTTGGTGGCGGCGGGAACGTATGGAATTACGGCGTTATTGCCCAAGGGTCGAACACGGTTATCGGTGATAGCGCGGGCGGCGGAAAGGTTACAGGTGCTCGTGTCGGAGTTAAGCTGGAAGGATCAAATTCAAAAATCGTGAATATTGATCTTAGTCACAATCGTTATATAGGGGCATGGCTTGCTGCGACAGATTGCTCTGTGATAGGCGGAAAGTGTGGATATATTGGCGGGGTTACAGACGAGAAATATGCAATTGGTATACAATGTGATAGCCTTCGGCCTGTTGTTTATGGTGTGCAATTTGATGAAATATATTTCCAATCTGGTTATATCGGGTCATCTGCCGGTGAAGGCTTGCCGGTCAACTTTGCGGCCACATCGTCTGATGGCAGGATGGAGCGTTGCGTGGCAATAAATTCCATACCTCAGGTTAATAGCTACGGAATATTCTGCGGTATAGGAGGCAGTCACATTGTTAAGGACAATCAGTTTGTTAACTTTTGGCGAGCATGTAACCACGCATCTTCTGGTGATCCTGAAATAACAGGTAATGTTTGCATTATTTCAGAAAATATTGATGGAAGTAATGGTATAGCTTGTGATGTTGGGCTAATTAATAAAAATATTTGTGTAGGCTATGAGCGCCCTTATTCTGAAGGTAAATTCAATGGGAACATTGCTGTTTTTTACCCGGAAAATCTAGCAACGGAACCTCAACCAGACCCAGACCCATACCCAACCGGAACTGGATCAGTATTGTCAATAATTCATGATACTAATTTTGGAAACATCGGAACTAAAACGGCAAAAATAAGAGTTCCGGTATCAGAAATGACGCCTCCATCAAATGACGTCACAAAAATACGGTTTAAACTTTCAGGTAATCCGACTGAGTCAATAAGTATATCAAAAGTTTTTGTCGGACCTGCTGCAGTTTCAGGTGACGTTTGGGACGCTATGACACTAAATCAATTGAAGTTTGGTGGTGTAAATTCCGTTACAGTTCCTTCTTCTGGTGATGTGTGGTCTGATTGGTTGGATATTATCTGGGACAAAACAAGTGATCTGATTATTTCGGCATACTGCTCTGATACAACAGGGAATAGTGACGCTTTGTATTCTTCAAATCAAGTTAGTGGCGCTTCGACTTCAATTAGCACGTCAGATTTAGCAAGTACCGCAAATGCAAGCGGCCTTACATCTTACTCAGGGTATTTATCTCTTATTACCGAAATAGAGACAGATGGGTTTTAATTTTATTAGGTAGTTTATTTTATATGAATTTAAATAGAATTATTTCAGACCTTTACAACGACGAGGGTTTTCGATCTAGCGCATACCAAGATACAGAAGGCTACTGGACAATCGGTATCGGTACTTTAATCGACGAACGTCGTGGCGGCGGTATTACGCAAGAAGAGGCAGAATACCTTGCAAAAAACCGAGTTATGAAAGTTGTATTTGAACTTGATCGGCGCATTCCTTGGTATCGCGACAAGCCATCCCAAGTCCAAGAAGCGTTGGTTAACATGGCATATCAGATGGGTGCAGAAGGGTTGATGATGTTCAGAAATATGCTTGCATGTATCAAGAATGATGATTTTGATGGTGCATATCGTGAGGCACTCGACAGCCGATGGGCGCGACAAACACCAAACCGAGCAAAACGAGTTGCGGAACAAATCAGAACGGCATGATAAAACTTGTTACAAAAACACCGGAAACACTTCTAGACACACTCATAGAATTGTGCATCTGGTTTTGTAGCAGAAGCGTCATTGTTAATGATGATTGGTATGTGTTTAAACGCGGTCGCGGACTTTTGAAAATGCCATCTTCGGCTTGCAAATCAAGTTCAATTAATGGCCTTGATTGTAATGTGGAATTCCCAGTTGGTTCTGACTGGTCATTAACTAACAATTGCATAACGGTATTTAGCAAGGCGTGGTATCCTAATGAACGCAAGTGACAGAAACGCAATCATACGTTCTTTTGTTGTGGCGATCAGCATCATGTTTTTTGCTTGCATCGGAATATTCTACATCGGAAAAACTGTAATTACTGACCCGATCATGGATAAACTCGATACCATGCAAAGATCAAACGCCGCTAACTTTGGGCAGATCAAGAAAGAACTAAAATGAATATCTTTAAGATGTTTACGGGCGGAATTGGCGCGACTGCAAAAGGCATTGCTCGCGGGGTTGCCACGTTTACAGGCGACAAGGTTCAACAAGAAGATCATCTAACACAAGAACAACAAGCCGTACTTGCTCAGTTTGCATCTGAAAACACGCAGCATAGAACTAACCGCACATGGTTTGATGCGTTTGTTGATGGATTAAATCGCCTTCCACGGCCTATTATTGCTCTTGAGGTTATCGCCCTGCCTCATTGGGCTGTACTTGATCCTGCTGGCTTCTCAGCGGCTATGATGGCGCTTGCTGTAACTCCTGAATGGCTTGCTCTGATTATCGGGCAAGTTATCCTGTTGTTCTTTGGCGGTCGTATGTTGGATAAATGGCCTCGTAAGTTTGACGCACCAAATGCGAATACCGTTAAGGCGGTTCTGGACGCGCAAGACAAAATAAAAAAGAAAAAGCGCCCCGATGAAAAAGAATATCAGGACGCTATGAAAAATGATGATCCGTTATCTGAGGAAAATATCAGAGAATGGAACAGGCGGAATAACCCTAATTTTAAAGGTTAGAAAAGCCCCTTACTTTCAAGCAATCCTGCATCAATGTTTTTGATTGCCTGCTTGTAGTACGATGTTTTCAATTCCGCGCCAACGCCTTTTCGTCCCTTTTGAACTGCTGTGAAAATTTCCGTACCAATACCGGCAAATGGCGTGAATACCGTGTCCCCCGGATTAGACCACAGATCAATGCAACGACGAACAGGCTCAAGCTGCAACGGGCAAATGTGACGTTCGTCATCACTTTCACGCGCTGCCCGGAATTGCAACGTGTCTGACGGGTCGATATCCATCCACACTGGGCTTGCGTATTGCTGCCAGACATGTACAGGAAAACTTTCGTTGGTATGCTCTACACGTTCTGGGTTATCGCCCGGTTTGCGTAGAGTTACGATTTTGTCAGGAATACCATTGCGAGAAATACAGCTATCCTTTTTAAGCTGCTTGTGCAGTAGCCCAATTGCCTTTGTGCGCTGCATCGCGGTTACGGGGTCTTTCCAAATCACCACTTCTGAATGATAGATAAACCCTAGTTCCTGTGCTGCACGGATAATTTCCCCCGGAAAATCACGCAACCCGATAAAGCCATCACGCGCCTTGCTGGTTGGAAGTGCCATGCAATGCATTGAGAACATTCGCCCCGGCATCAATGCGCGATACAATTCTTTCAGCAAAAACTTGAAGTGATCAAAGAATTCATCACTTGATGCACTGTTACCCATGTCGCGGTCGCTATTTGAATACGTATACAGGCTTTCAAACGGCGGAGACGAAATAGAGTAATGCAGCGAGTTATCAGGCATTCCTTTCAAAACTTCGATGCAATCACCATTGTAAATAGCGTAATCATCCGTGATGTGTTGATCAATAACTTGGGACATAAATTAACCTCCGATCCAAGTTGGCAATTTCATATTGATTGTGTTTTCGTATTTCGTTTTGTTGCGCAACGAACCATGCGCGTTAACCTCGTTCAAGTCTTTCATATGTTCAATCATTTTTGATTGCATTTCAAGGAATTGTTTTTCCTTACGTTCAATGTTTTTAACAACTTGGCCCTCTGTTTCAGCAGCAATGAAGTGTGCGTTTACGGCGCTCTTTTGCCCGAAACGGTAGAACCGTCTGATTGCCTGATAAACTTGCTCGTAGCTATCGTTCAGGCCAACAAAGCAAGTATTACTGCAATGTTGTAGATTTAATCCAACTCCGCAAATAGAGGTTTTAGTTACTAATATTGGTTTTTCTTGGTTCTTGAAGGATATTAGCTTCTTTTCTTTTTGATCCTCGCTGTCTGCGCCCCTAATTGAGATGCATTGATCTCCAAAATACCTTGCTATTTTATCCTGCTCGTCATTCAGATTGCACCATATCACCCAAGGGGTTTGAATGCTCAATGTATTCGGCAGCTTTCCTGAGGATTTCTGGATTGTCTTTGAATTTACCAAGTCCGAGATTACACCAGTTGCACAGCAATCCCCTAATTCTTCCTGTTCTGTGACAATGGTCAATTTTGAAGTATTTTGACTTTCCCCCGACTTCTGATGATCCGCATATTTTGCATTTTCCTGCTTGTTGATCAAGCATGATCTCGTATTCTGATTGTCCAATACCGTAAGTTGACCTAAGTCTTTCGTCTCTTTTTTTGTTTTTACATCTTGATCTTGCTTGTTGTTTGCATTTTTCTCTAAACTCAGGATCTGATTTGTATCTTTCCCTTCTTGATTTGTTGTATTTTTTTGATTGTTCTGGTGTTCGCTTGTTCCAGTTTTCTTTGTTTTCAGAGTAGTATTTTCGCATGTACTCTTTGTTTTCGTCACCTGATCTTGATTGTGACCTTCTGCGCTCGCGCTCTTCTGCGCAAGATGCATATTTCTTTCGTCTGTTTTTTGCGTATTCTGGTTTCCAAGGCATTCTGCCAGTTTATTACTAAAAACACCTGATTGCAACATAATTTCGTAGTTGCAAATAACGTCTACTGCTTTTTTGCATCTTTCCTCAATCGTTTCTTTACGTGCTGTAATGCGTTCCTGCATGGTATGTGCTTCCATTGGGAACAAAGTAGACAGATCGTTCTGATCATAATCAACGCCAACAGTATGTTGAATAATGTTTAGGTTTGGCAGATCATAGCCTTCTGTCTCATAACCGATATCACGCGGATGCTGAAACATAACTGACCAAGTAGACATCCACTGCCAAAACTCTGACTGAGCATGTCCCTTTAATCGCCACTTTTGCGTTTCGCCACCATCATGCACAAAAAACATTGCAAGCATTTCGGTGTAATTCATAACGCCTAGAAATTCCGCGTGATTGCCAATCTCCATAAAGTCGTTAGGCGCTGGCGTGGCGGTAGCAGCGAGACGGAATGGGACAACCTGACATTCTTCAATCAGCATGTTGCGCGTTTTGCCGGTGAAAGACTTTAGAATACTGCTTTCATCCAATACAACCCCGCCAAATGCAGACATATCAAAGTGCTGCATTTTTTCATAGTTAGTTACGTAAATTCCGTTTCTAACGTCTGATTGTTCTTTTGCTTGATGAATTTCAATGCCGAACTTTTCTCCCTCGTCAATAAACTGACCTGATACAGCAAGCGGCGTTAAAATCAACACGGGCTTTCCGGTATATTCGTTAACCTGTTTTGCCCATTCCATTTCCATGAAACTTTTACCCATGCCGGTGCCAGCAAAAACAGCAGCGCGACCACGACGCAAAGCCCAACTTGTTACAGCATGTTGAAAATCAAATAGACCGCTGTTCAGACTTGGGACATTTGCAATGCCCGTATCTAAATCAACCGCTTGCTTGCGGCGCAAAAAATCTTCGTAATTCAAATTACCCTCCTAAAAGTGATGGCGGCAATTTATACCACCATCTAAACATTGTCAAATCAACTCATTAACTGTTGGGTATTTAATATCAGGTCTATACCTGATTGCTTGCTGCATAAACTGACGCAACGTCATGCGCTTTCCGCTTGGCGACCGCGCCTCTCCTCTGTTTTGATCGTATTTGTACCCGTATTTTGTCAGAACCAATTCCGCCTCTTTCACCGGGTTAAAGTCCTGTTTACGCTTTTGCAAGCTCATTTCTCAATTCCTCGTAATCAATACCCAAGTGCGCAATCATTACACTAATTGCACCTTCATAAAACTTTTCGAATTCGTCTTGGCCCATACTTTCGAATGCGATTGATTTAGGTTTTCTCCATGTGTATTCCGTTCCAAGAATAGGCCGATCTTTACAATAGCCCAATTCAATCTTGATTGCATCTAAAAGCGCATCTTCTTTCCAGTCCGTGGCCTCACACACCAAATGCAACAACGCAAATAGCTTGCAATGATGTTTAAGGTTGCGCGGTCTTTTCGCTTCAATCAGAACAAGCGATCCATCCTTGATGCCGTCAAGCCATTCTGCATCGCGTCGGTTTGTTGGTTGCAGCGTATTGCCAACCTTGCGCATGGTGTGTTTTTTAGGCATCTGGGCCATCCATCATTGGCATCCAATGAGTTAATGAATATATAAAATGTCCATAATGAAAATCTTCAAATTCTCCATATTCATCACAATATCTTACCATCAATGGAAACGCTGTGTGTTTTCTCCATGCAAAAAACAACCTTCCATCCATTGGTGCCGTTTCAATTGGTCGCCATGTCATTTGTAATCCTCCATTGTTCCTTGCACCATTCTAGCAAGTCATATCCTAACATCTTATCAAACGCCGCTCGTCCCAATGCCTCGTATGACACTTCACTATCAATCGTAATCCTGTGATGACGTGGGCATAATGGCGCAATGTATCTGTGATCACGCTTTCCGCCTGCACCATCCTTGACGTGATGCACCTCGGCTGGCATTCCGCACACAAGGCAACCCATATTCGCTATACGCTGCATGTGTGCTTTTTCTAGTGCATCTGGTGGGCGCGAACGTTTATCACGAATGCGCCCAACCTTGCGTCCTTTAGTAATTAACACGGCTCACAACGAATTTTTCGCCAAGGTTATGAAACTCGCACTTAACATCTGGCATGTGCCTTTTAACTGCGCTGCGAACGTGCTGTAGAGAACTTACACCAAATGCATCAAGCCTACCAGAGAACGAATTACCGCCTTTCAGAGCGTCAAAAATCGGCGTGAATTTGCTTTTCTTCGGCGGCAAAGGTTCGCCATCCATCTTTACGATGAACTTTTCACCATCCGTAACTACGCTAGTTGATACGCCTTTCTTTTTTCCCCATTCGAAGATAGCTCGACGCATTGTGTGTACTTGGCTTTTAACGTCGCCAGTCATTCCTTGACGTTGATCACGCCAATTCGGACACCATTCATCAAGGTCTCCGACATATTCACCTTTTGCAAGCAATGATTTGTAGATGTCACCATAAACTGATGGCATAAATTAACCTCCTTTTTATTGCATTAGAACGGGATACTATCGCTTAGATCATCGTCAAGAGAGTTTGATTGATCCTGATATCCGCCTGACTGACCGCCACCGGAACTAGACTTTCCGCCCAACATTTTCATATCATTGATAATGAACTCAGTTGAATAACGATCAGCCCCGCTTTGATCCTGCCATTTCCGCGTCTGCATCTTACCTGACACATACAGCAAGTCACCTTTGCTCACGTACTTTTCAGCAACCCCGGCCAAGCCATCGCCATTCTTGTTACCAAACAATACGCAATTTACCCATTCCGTTTTTTCTTGCTGGTTGCCTTGGTTGTCGCGGTATTTTTCGCTTGCCGCCAAAGAAAAATTGGCAACCTTGGTCCCTGATTGCGTTAGCCGTACTTCAACATCTTTTCCGACGCGCCCGATAAATTTACATTCGTTTAGCATCACTTTTTACCTTTCAATTCCGCATAACACGCACGTGCGATTTTCAATTCTGGATCGTTTAGCTTGTCAGTCAAAGCCTTTACGTCCGCTCCTTTTTGTTCCAATACACCAGCATCGGCCCATTCTTTAAACATCTTGCGGCATTCTTGCAAATCATGGCTTTCGTTCTGCGGGACAACTTTTGGCTTTTCTTCTTTTTCGCCTCGGCGCTGTTT